GAGCAGCAACAGGAGCAGCAACAGGAGCAGCAACAGGAGCAGCAACAGGAGCAGCAACAGGAGCAGCAACAGGAGCAGCAACAGGAGCAGCAACAGGAGCAGCAAATGCTTCAGCTGGTGCTACATAACCATTAGCAGTTGGAGCTGGAGGAGCACCGGCACCCGCATATTTGCTTTCTTTAAGTTCAACGATTTGAATCCATTGACCATAAAATTTTACACCTTTTTGACCAGATGCTTGATAACCAAATGCATTTAAATTGACATTTGCAATTGTACCATCACCAATAATTGAACGATTAGTTACTTCACCAACACCGATTGTACCATCTGGTTGTTGCATGTTGGCATAAATTTTAGTTGCTTTCTCAGGAGCAACACCAGCATCTTGAACACCACGGAAGCGAAGATATTGTAGATTTGGATCTAGCATAGGAGCTACATCAGGATGAATGTGACCAGTATCATTTGGGAGAGTCCAATTTGTACCCATTGATTGAGCAGCAGTTTCAGGAGCACCTGCAGCAACAGTTAACCATTCAGCAGAACATGCTGCCATTACTTCAGCAACTTGTGGATGATCTTGTGGAATTAAACAATCGAATGTAAACTTATTTGAAACTGGGTTTACTCTCTCTAAGAATACATATTGTACGATTACGTTGTTTACTGTGATATTTTTTGCCATTTTAAATTCCTTAAAAAATTATTTTTGATATATCTTAAATGCTTTAGCATTTAGCATTTAAGTTCTGAGCTATGCTCGACTAAAAGCTTTTAGTAACTTTAACGTCCGCTACGTCGACGTGCCTGATTATGTGATTGCTAATCTTTTGAATATGATTCAACAATCTCTTGCATAATTGCATCTGCTGCATCTATATTACCAGATGCAATTATAGGTTCAAACTTCTTAAAGTATTGTAAATTGTTAAACATTTCTTTAGCAATTCGTCCACGATTCATTACAGGATGTAAATCTTTTAATAATTGCACATCTGTAAAATAGTCTAAACCTTTTTCAACAATCATATCTGCAATCAGATTACCAAAATTTAAATCTGCAAATAAATTTTGTGATTGTAATTCAATAAATGTTTGATTATCTAATTTGCCCGTATATTCTAAATACTGTTCAGGTGTAGTTTGATAATAGTTTTTTGATTTACCATCATCTGCTTCATATGCTGATTCTTCAAATGTTAAAACATTTGGATTTTTCTTTGCATCTTCAACTTTAACTTCAACAGTTTTTCCATTAGTATGATTCTTTCGAATATAACATTTTGGATCATCAATTGAATGTCTTGGCAACATCTTAGATATAACATCTGCTTTATTTTCAATTAAAGTATACTTATCATCTTGAAATGATAAGTATGGTAATTTTGCATCAAGTGGCGCAAATCTTACTAACTGTGAACTATCAGATGTCATATTCAATCCAAATAGTTTTTCAAATAAAGATAATGCTAAAAAGCTCAATCTTGAACTCTGTCCCAACCAATGAATCTGATCAATTGTTATATCATATTTTTTTTGATATGTTAATAACCATAAAGTTGCAGGAACTGCGTGACTAAATTTTGCATTTGTCGCTTTCTTTAATCCTACCAATCCTCCGATTGACCAACGTTTATAATGTTTATAAACTTCAACATCTGTAAATAAATCTTTCCATATGTTAAATGTTGTAACATTTCCACTTTGTAAAATGAATAATTGTTTATCTGCAATCTCTGGATATTTTTGAATCAGTTTTATTGATTCTTGCATACTAAATTTATTGATATTATATAGTTCTATAATATTGTCTTTATTATAAGCAGCATTTGGATCTTTTAAAAACTTAACATTAAAAACATCTAATGCAAAAATTGCATCGATATCATTTCTAAACATTTCAAGAACTTCATGATATGCAAAAATAAATTCTTTAACTCTTTTAAATGCAATATGACCAATAATGATCTGGAATCCTCCAGAATCAATATATAGTCTTGATGAATCAGGTTTCTCTTTAATAAGTTTTTTAGCATGTTTCAACACAGACATTAATGTCCAAGCTGAGCTAGTTGTAGGTTCCCCTAATGATACCAAATAATCATCAAAGTAGTTAAAAATCGGTTTTGACATTTCGCTACCTGGCGAAGTTACACTTACATATTTCATATCTTTCCTTATTACTCTATAATTTCTATGTTAACTTTTTCTATCTTTTAAGATAGGTAATGTTAACTATCACTCTTGGCACTTTTGGCGCTCTCAACAGCTAAAGTATCTCTCAATTTTTTAGCTTTAACCTTTTCTGGATCAAAAGATCCAATACCAATTTCTAACTCATCATCATCAAACATATCATCAATATCATTTAAATCATTAATATCTAAATCATCATTATCAATCAATCCCATAATACCATTATTGATAACTGAATTATTCTTCACTTTCTTAGGTTCAGCTTTAACTTTTTTAGGAGGTCGTTTTACCGCTTTTGCAAATTCTGAAACCTTATCTCTAATATCAGAGAATGATTCTCGAGTAATTGCTCCAAGTTCAGCTTCTTTTGTTATATCATCTTCTCGAATAGGTACAAGCATAAGCTTATATCCGCATTCCTCTAAAATGTTAGTTAATCCGGATACACCTAAATAATCTTGATTCTTATCTTTTATAAAATTTCGAAAATATGTGTTTCCAGCAAGTATCCGAAACTTCTCAGATAATGCTTGGATGTTGACATTTTCGTGCTGTAAAATTGCTTCTCTAATCCAATGAAAATATCTTGAATTAATTAAAGAACTTAAAGCATCACTTTTTCGTGCCATTGATTTCTCCTTGATTTTTTAACAATAATCTTATCAAATCTTATTAAACCATTATGATATATCTGTGGGAACCTTTGAAAATTCTGCAGCAATTGTTAAATCAAATAAATCACTTTTATTTTTTAAAAATGTATATTCAATATTTAATGGTAAGTGATCATGTACACCTCTTGTTGTAATATTATACAAATTTCCAAATTCGATATCATCTATATTTAGTCTATGAAACATATATTTTTCATATGTTGATTTATAATCTGATAACTTTTTCGAAAGATATAGTTTATTTTTAAAGTTTTTTACATCTAATGATGTTTCATGAGTAATAACTTCTGGTGATTTAAATTCAGGATCGGCCGGCTCTAAAATACCTTTAGTATTATTATGTTTATTAATTAGTACTAAAGTACTTCTTAACATATAATCAACTCTAGTATGATCAATTAAAGGCTTTGAATCAATGAAATTTACACCTCGTTCATAATTCTGAATCTTTTTAGTATCTTTTAATTGATAGTTTCCACCCATATTCGCTAAATTGAATATAAAAATATTATAAGGTGATTTAGCTTTTAGATGAAAATCATCAAAGATGAAATATGGATTCAAAAGGTATGGTGGAAATTCTTTAAAAATATAATCAAAAACTTCTATATCTTTGAGATTGTCTTGTAATCTCAAAGATTCATGTAATTGACTAACAATACCTGCATCATTATAATGAGTACTTATATCTGATCCAAACTTTTTATTAATCTCTTTAAAAATATTAGACATCAATTGATAAGATGTAATATATGAATCATCTTTTGTCACACTAGAAAATCTATTATAATGTACAAAGTCATACGTCATTTCAGACATCAATAATAAATCAATATTTGACATATTATCAACAGTATTAAATTTTTCAGATTCTAAAACTATAAATCTTGTCTTAGAAATAGTTTTAGAATTTTCAATAATATTGACTATTAATCTTGTCTTTTTTAATTTCATAAGATCATACACCTGATTAATTATTGAGTTAAGTTTTAAAAGATGCAAATTATAATTATAATTCATAGCATCTTTTCGAACCTCATATTTTGATATAGATTGGTGATCAATTCTAACTGTTTCTAATTTCTTAGATGACGGGTCAAAAAATTCCATATCAATCTCAATATCATAAGCATTTTGTTCTACTATGGGATTCATTTATTCTCCTTAATCTAATTTGCGATCAACATGTACTCTTGGACTATATCTAAAATAGTTGACCATTGCATATCGAGCAGCAGCATTCTTTGATGAGGTCCATTCTTTAGCATCTCTATCGAGAGGTTGATCAGGTGTAAACGGCATTATAAGAATCTGATTCTTATGAATCGGGTCACACATACCTAAAGCATATTCAATCAATGTTTCATTCCATTTTAAAAGTTTAGATGAATGTACAAATTTTAATTGAATATCAAAATGCGCATCTAAAATACCTTTATAATTATTTAAAACATTTTTATAAATATCTAAAATCTCAGCATCATCTTTTACATTTGAATAGCTAGTTACTCCAGAAAGTTTTGGAGAAATTGATAACATAAATTTAATTTTTGGATGTAATGACCCAACTTGTTCGATCAATTTAAAACAATTATCAACTTCTGAAAGCATTGTACCATTTGTTTCAAAAATGATACGAGTAATATAAGGAAATGCTAATTTTGTAGCAATAATTAAATCTCTCATATGATTAATATTTAACAGTGGTTCACCACCAGTAATAGACATATTTGTAATATTAGCTCTCTGGGATCTAGAATACGTTGAGGTTAATAGTTCAACATATTTCTCAGAGGTCATATCAACAATATCATGTTTACCATCAGATTCGACACTAAATTTCGTGTCACAAAAATTACACCGAGCATTACACTCACCTGTTCGTACATATAGTGCGGATGAACCAATTGTTCCACCTTCACCTTCTAAACTTACAAAGTGTTGTACTAGTTGGGGCTTGCGCTCGAGAGGTGTTAAATTAAGTTTTGTAATTTTTGTCATGAATGATCCTGTATATTAAATGTTGAGTTATTAAAAGTTTCTAAAATATTATATATCATTGTTAAATCTTTTTTATATTCTTGCACCTTTTGAAATGCTTCCAATGATAAATTTACCAGGTTGTTTCCTGAATCACCGATAAGTGATGTTTGAAGTTTTTTCTTAAGAAGGAGACCTTCTTTAATTCTAATGATTTCTTGATATGATATCTCTTTATTTTTATATATCGTTTTCTCTTGGTTACGATTATAAATAACATGTTGATAAAATTTCAATTCATCAATTTTCTCTTGTGTTGAGTTAACTAATGCCTCTAAGTCTTTTCCTGAAATATCAGATCTAAAAAGATTTGAACATAGACTGGTTTGATCTGTAATTTCAGTTTTCAAGGCTTGAGACATTGTTAATATCTCGCTATTTGTCATGATCCCTCCTAAAGTTTGATTGTTGGTTCATATAAAACTTCTCCTGAGAACTTCTTAGTCCTTACAACTTTATCTTGAGTTGCATACATTAGATTATTTCTATATGTGTATAGGATTGAACGACCATTAATCGTTGCACCCATTGTAGCATTATTATATTTACTGAGATCAAACATCAATTCCATAAACAATAATTTTTCATCAAGTTTAAAAGTTATCAATGTGTCAAAAATATTATATGTTAAATATCCAATAATATTGTGCAGATAATTGTGTCTGAATCCGCCAGGTAAATCAAGTTTCGTTATACCTAGCTCTTTTTTTGCAACAGTATTTAATTTAAAATCGGGTAAGGATTTACCTAATCCTCCCCCACCTTGACCAACAGGTTTATAAAGTTTTAAAAGATCAACTAAAAGATAATCTGGTAATTCAAAAGATGAGTCACCATATTTATCCAAGATTCCGAACTCTGAAACCATATCCTTAGTTCTCTCCTCGCCAAAGAGTGCTGCACATCTATTAAACATATATGGATCATCAAACGTGCTTGAATTAAAACCAATTAGAGCTAAAGTATTTTGCTCCTTCATTAAACTAAAGAATTTTTCTAAAACTTCTTTTTCATTCTCTAAAATTAAAACAACTAGCGTCATTCCTGGAATATTATATGTTTCATTTTCTGCAACTTTTTCTGCAAATAGTTTTCGCACACCTGCTTCAATTTCAACAGGATCTGTTATATCACATTCAGTTACAAATGCAATAACATATGCTGTATTCGAAACATTGTTATATAATGCAATAGAGTTAACTTCTTCTTTTACCTTTTGAGCATCAGTAAAGTCACCTTTTTCATTTACAAAAGTTTCAATATCATAATATGTTTTATTTAATACTTTTGATCTAGGAGAATCTTTATAATTCATCATAAATTGAATAAATGCATATTCACTAGTATCAACATCAATATTATAAAATTGATGAAACTTGTACGAATTATCTCTTAGATATTTTGTCATATCTCTTACATTCTCTTGATTGAATAATATAGGAGTTCCGTGTTCCATTTGTGCTCCTTATAATACTTTCATTCGAATATCATCTGAAAATAGTTTTTCAAATGGTTCGAGTTTAGTATCAATATTATAACTTATGATTTCATCATAATCTAATCGAATGTTAAGTTTATCTAATCTATCTAATAATCGTTGTTTCTGTTCTTCATCTAATGTTGGTGGAATTGAAATAACATTAATCTTGTTTTTTAAAAATTCAACTTCTTCTTGTTGAAGAATAAATTCTGAAACTTTTGCAGGGTCGCGACCATACTCTTGTAATAGTCTAGCAATATCAACATACACTTTAACAACAATAAATGAATCAGATGGTCTGAACGTATCTTCCATTATATAATTATATAATTTTGCACCAGTAACAGGTGGTGGAATTGTTTTTTCAGTGCTTCCCCATTTTTTAGGAATACTGAAATCAGCAAACTCCATATTTTTAATTGAGTCCATTATTTGGAATTTATATTTAGCTTTTAATTGTACAAAAATAATTCTATACATTTCAACTAAATCAACTTTATCAATATCAGTAACTAAAACACTATAAACATCTGTTAGTAACTGTTTAGTAAGTTTTGTAACATCTGATTTTTTTATTGCTCCACCTGTTATCTTGAGTTTAGGTTTCTCTTCAAAAAAGGTTCCCTCATCCCAAGCTTTAGCTAAAGCATAAAATTTTTTAGAATTGAAAAATCCCTTATATGCAACAACTTCTGATTTAAAATCCATTGTATTATATTTAGGATTCAATCCAGCATTTGCACATAAATAATATTCAAGAGCTTCATTATATATTGTACCAAGTTCACGAGCGATACCTTGAACATAATCAACAAGTTGATGAATGTCTTGATATTTATCAAAAGGCAAATCATATAATAAATACGCTGAATCGGTATCAGCGTATAATAATACATCATCAGTATCTGTTTTTTCTATAAAATTTTCAGGTAAAAACCACGGATGATTCTCAGATATCATATGATCTCCTATTTGTATTGTTTGCGAACTCTCTGTTTTACTGCTTTGATATCACGATTTAAAGTTGTTGCTAATTTTTCAAAATTAACTTCAGCTAGACCGTAACCATCTGTAGCTGCTTTAACAATTGCTTTATCTTCAGTAGTATATCTACCAGTTGTTAAAGTTGTTTTCAATGTTACTTCTTGCATTGCTGACTCAAGAACTTCTGGTTCAACTTCAGATGCACGAACATCTTTTGATGTTGATTCTTTTAATCTATCGTCTGCAATTTTTAAAGCGTCTTCTGCGGCTGCAAGCGTAATACTTGCAACTTTTTTATCATCATCATTTGTAGCATGCATCAACTGTTTTTTTGCAACAGTTAAACTTTCTTTTCTAAGAAGAACTGCTTTTTCTCTTGATTCAATTTCAATATTTAAAGCAACTGTTGATAAATCCGCAGGCTCAACTTTATATGTTGTTTCTTTAACCGGTTCTGGAAATTCACGTTTTGTTTTATCAATAACATCTTTCTCTGAATCAACTTTTTTAACACGTTTTTTATATTTTCTTTTAGGTTTTGGAGCATCATCGCGTTTAAACACGGATGCAATCATTCCTAAGAATTTTTGAATTAAACTTTTTTCCATTTTTATTCCTTATAAACTATTTAGCTTGTGAAATAACTTCACGTCTTAAACTAGAGTCATTATATACTCCGCCAAATTGAATTGTACTTGTTCTACCACAAGCTGATTCAACACCACGCAATGATTCACATGTATGTGTAATATTTTGCATTGAAACCATAACATTATTTGTACCAATTGTATCACACACATCTTTGTAAATCTGATATGTTAATTGTTCTTGTAGCTGTGGACGAGAACCATACCAATGAACAACTCTTTGTAATTTAGAAATACCAAGTAGTTTGTCAGATGGCACATAGCTAATAATTGCATATGCATTTTCATCTTGATCAAAGAATGGCATTAAGTGATGAGAACACAGAGATCGAATATCTACTTTTTTAGTAATCATCATACCTGGTTCTAATGGTGCATCATCAATTAATACTCCGCCAATGTCGCCACCAAATTGTAAAGGAAAAGATTCCATACGAGGTTTGTTTTGATATCTACCAACCATTAATTCATTAACCCACATACTAGAAACTCTCATCGGAGTATCTTTAAGATTTGGATCATTTTTATAATCAAGTTTCATAATATCAAATATTTCTTTCATTTTTTCAGAAACATCTAATGCCATTACAGCACGAGCCTCAACAGTCATTGGAACATTCTCATGACCAGAAAATGGTTTAATATCAATTAAATCTCTACGTACATCATTAATCTGATCATCAGACATTTCTTTAAGAGTTGCTTTTGTTATATCTTGTTTAGTTAACATTTATTTTTTCCTTATATTGTTTGAACATTTAAGTCAGGTATATTTACATTAAAATCCGGCGCTTGCGGCACAACTTGAGTTGTTATTGAATCAGGTAACGATATCGATTTAGGTGCAATAGGCTGTGCAAAATTACTCGCTGGCAACGTTGTACCTCTAATTGGCATTATAGGTGGTGATGTCATAGAATTACAAGTTCCTATAGGTACTTGAATCTTTGGTTTAGAATCATCAACTGTATAAGTATTTCCTTGTCGTCGATTACTTAAAACTTTTGAAACATCATATTGAACATATGCTTGTTTTAACATATCTAACGATTCAATTATCAACTCTTTAAAACTTTCGAATTGAAATCCACTTGGAATTTTAAAAGTTTTTTGATTCTTATCATCAATAATTACTTCTAAATTTGACTGAGACATTTTAATAAATGCTCCGTTATTTCTAGATGCTGAACCTAATAATCTTGTAGAAAAAACTTTGATGTATTCAGTATCTCTTTGTCCATAAAGTCTCAAAAACGTTTTTAACTTTATGAGTGAGCTAATATCTAATTCAATCTCTGAACCTAATTTAGCCTTTTCTAATGAAAATGTTTCCAATTCTACTTGTTCAATAAATTGAATCGAAACCAACCCTTGCTCATATTTAACACGAGCATTGATTATAAACTTACAACCATTTGGTGAATTAAAATCGTCACCAATCGGCAAATTACCTAATAGAATATATGACTTTTGAATTTTCTCTTTCATAACTCTCCTTAATAATATATGTATTATTTCTATATTAAACTTTTCTATCTTTAAAGATCGTTTATATCAATAGACACGAAGTCGTCAGATGTTTCAATATTTAATGTTTCAACTTCTGGTGCTTCAGGCGCAGTCAATTTAAAATCAACTTTTACCTCTTCTATTATTGCAGGAGCTTGTACTTGTACAATAATAGTGTCATCTAAATTATCTTCAGATACTTTATCATACATTGCTTTTCCTTTTGCAGCCCATTGTGTAAATATAGTATCAACTTTATTTAATACATCTGGATGACCAGCATGAAATTTTTTATGACAATGTTGACATAAATTTATATATTGAACTTTTTTTAATAAATGTAAATCCATTATTTCTTGAACAATTGCGAAACCTGTTTGATCATCTAGATCATTTTTTTCTAAATGTTCATCAATAATATTTTCAACAATAGTGTATAATGTTTTTGGATGATGATGGCTTTCACATTTTGAGTTATTATCATAATAGTTATCATCACATACTGGACATGTGATCGCATGTCTATATTTACAAGTTCTTTGCCATTCATCATATTCTAATGATGCTCGACAAACTGCTTCTAATTTTTTAATAACTTTATTTATGTCTTTTTGATTAGACATATCCCAATTATACCACAGAGCATCCATTATGGTCGCTCCGGATATAATTCAAAAAAACTTCTATAATCTACATTATCTAAACATGTTCCTATATCAGCATACACTGATACCATAAAAGGAAAACTCATTTCAATTTCTTTTAAACGATTAGTGATAAACTCATCCCAATAATATTCTGGTAAATCTTCTTTATCGATGTCCCAAGATGGTTCACCATCTTCATCCCATATCTTTGTATCTTGAGCATCGATATCAAAATACTCTAACATAACTATGGGGTCATGATTAAAGAATGCAAAAGTATTCCCAACGGAATCTTCAACACCACTATGTAATAACAATTTTAACAGTTTTTTATAATCATCATGATTTTGAATATCATATAATTTCATTAAAATCCTCCTTGTTTCATAAATCGTTTATGTGAATCTTGAACTGCGAATTTGATTGTTCTCAATACTTCTAAAGATTTTACAATAAATGGCATATGTTTATTAGTGTCAAAATTTTCAATATAATCATTATTAATAATTGAAGATTGATTTGAAATAAAAAATATATAACTAAAATCTTCAATATAAAAACGTTTGTTATTATCTTTATCGATAAAGATAAAAAGAATTTGATTTCTAGAAGGTAATGTTTTAACATTGAATATCACCAATTCTAAATCATCAATTACTTTCTGATCCAATTCAAATATGTATCTTTTGTCTGATAACATTTTACGCTTATTATTTTCTTTTGCCAACTCTTTAATTCTTTCTTGTAGTATCGCATTATTTTGATCAAATTCTAATTTCTTTTTAGGATTCTTCCAAAAATCTAATCTATCATCATTTGAGATATACATCTCATTTGAAAAAACGTTCCGATTATTCATCTCATAAATTGATATAGCATCTGATGTATGCCATGTTGGATTAATAGTTTGGCAAGCTTCAATAAATTGTTTGCGTTTAGTCATCTTATTAAACTCAGAATATCTATCATAAAATGATAATTTTAATTGTTGAATAATTGTTTTATAATACATCAAGTTCTCAAAACTATCATGATTGAAATGTAAATGGTTACATTCTTTATTTATTAAATAAATTGCTTTTAAATTTGTCTGGAAAATCTTTGGAATATATCTAGAGATTGATTGTACTTCATTTTTAAAAATTAACCAATGACTTGGGTACTGAACTGGTTGATTATCATATAACCAAGCTACCACATCATTCATCTTCGGTACTTTAACTATTTTAAAAATTTCAATAGGGAACCAGACATCTTCATATTTTCCAGGCTTCGTTTTCGCTTTTCGAATCTTAATATTCTCAGCATCTTTTGAGATAGCTGACACATACATTAGAGATAAAACAGAACCTAATAGGTTTTTCATAGTTCTATCTACTAAAAAATCTTTTGACTTACCATATGTACTTTCTAATTGAACTGGTTGTAATTCTACACAATCGCCTTTTTTAAATGCTCTTGTTTCATATACATATACATTTTCCAATATTACTCCTTATCGTATAATATACCTAACATTGTATCTGTAACATTTGTCCAAAATATAGGATCCTGTCTAACACATGTTGTATTATAAATCATATTTTGAATTGATAATTTATGTTTCACTGCATATTTTGATAACTCCAAAACCTCGCGATTATTAAACAATGCTTGAATATAGTTATAATCAATGATCGCTTCTTCTGCAAACATATCCTCCCAAATTTTAAATTTTTCTAGCATATATTCTTTATTGTGAATCTCTGCTAGAGTAACTTTCTCTGCTCGACACATCTTAGTGAATTGACTAATAGATAAGTTAAAAAGTGATAACGTTATATTCAACCATTCTAAATAATCAAGTTGATTAGTTGCTAACATTTTTCCAATTGCAGCATGTTTTCTACGGGTTTCTTCATCCATGTTATTCCTTTTAAAAATACAACTTGGATATATCCTTCCAAGTTTTTTTAGTTTTTATTTCATAAACTACTCGTCTAGAAATATTATATTCTTCAGCGATTTTAATATTGCTAATACCACCTTAATACTATATGACCTCCACCATATTATCCTTTAGTTATTAAATCTAATAACTTATCAAGACCTTTTTCTCCATCGTTTAGTTTGAATGAAGCTCCACTGGCTTTTTCGTGTCCCCCGCCTCCGGCCCGGACTGCAAACTTAGAGGCATTTCCCTGAATATCTCTAAATGCTACAAAGCATTTATTTCCATCTGTTTTCAGATTAATTAAAACTTTATCGCTAAACTCAGCATTAAATAATAATTCATTTACATATTGTGTAATTGATGTTGATACACCTTCAAATACAACAATATCATTATTTTGAAAAGTTATTTTTGTTCTAATTAATGGTTCATGTAACATTGCGACTTGAACATTTGATGGAATTAATTGTTGATCAACAATAATATTATTTGCTTTTGTATTTAAATATTTTAAATATTTTAGAAACATTCGAGGATATTGAATCTCTGTCTCTTGCACACCATATTCTAAAATAAAGGGAGCAACCTCTTCAAATAAGAACTTCATGTAATCATGAGTTAATGCTTTAAATTGAAATTGATTTGATTTTACATAATTTGCAAGAAGCATACCTTTTCTAAATAAATCACTTTCTGTTTTATAAATATCATAAGCGTTAATCATTTCACACACATCTTCTAATTCAGTAGAATTTTCATTATATGCAAAAGTATTTAAAGTGTGAAATGTTAAAAGAGTTCCACATCTAGTAGTATCTAAAAAATAATTTTTAGGATATGCAGTTGCAACATCTTTACCAGTTCCGTGATGATCAATTACACACCAATCATTACAATTATCATTAATCCACTCAGCCTCTTCCATTGTTAAATTAATATCAGTTATTAATAAATTACTATTTTTTGATAAGCCAATCTCTTGTAACTTTGAGATAATTTCACCATAATTTGCATTATCTTGTATCATTAATCTATCGAATAAAAACGTTCCAACAACATATGTTGCCCCAAAACCATCCATATCATTATGACTTAAATGCACAAGTAATCTACTCGAGTCGAACAATTTTAATCTTTCTGCTGCATCATATATCACATTATCTAATTCTTGTTTTATCATTTTAATCTCCTTAAGATTCTATATTTTCTATATTTGAATGTTTTACTGGAACATTCATCATTGACGTCATTGACTCAATCATATCGTCTAAATCAATCGGTCCATAAATTTCGTAACGATCTAATGCTTGATTATTATCATCGGTCGCCCACATTCGATCAAAAATAACTTTTATTCCAGATAGCTCTTTTACCTTGGTTACTTCAGCAACTGGTTGATACCCTGGATGTGTACCATTAGTTTTTGATCTAGCAATATAATTCTGACCAACAATTAATTCATCATTGCTTAATATTCTTTTCATTAATATTCCTTTTCTCTAAATTTTGAACAATCTTCAATATCAACTCTGAATTCGTATCCAGAATCTTTTGAATAATCTGAATGTATCCAAACATCACCCATTGTTGATGAACCTGTTATTCTGTAAACTTTTTCTTTGTATGTACAAAACAATTTATGATGTTTCATTATAGGATCAATTGTCCAAGTATCAACAGCTGACATTCCAATAAGAAAAAAGAATGCTACTGCATATTTTTCATCATCATCCACTCTTGCCATTGTTCTCTCATCTAACCATTCATCTATGTGCATTTCTTATCCTTATTTTTAAACTCTTTATGTGTCATACAATTATAAGATACATGATCACAAGTTCCTTGATCAGCGATAGTAATTGCCTAAAACCTTAGTTAAATCACTTATTCTGAGCTCTGATAAAGTCATTATAACCACTTATCCAATATTTCTTTAAAATCAAAATTCTTGAAATAATCTAAACCATACTCTTGCAATTTTAGTTTTAACATATCTAACTCAGTTTTTCTAAAAACTCTATCATATCTATCGATTGTATATTTATATTTTGGAGATAACCAATATTCTCTTAATGTAATATCTCTGCGAAGATCTAATTCAATCCACTTTAATTTATCAGTTGAAATTATGTAACCAATAAAGAAATCATAGAATTGTGTCGATACTATTTTATCTTCTTTTAAAATACCTTGTAAAAGAATCCTAGCTTCTTCGAACCAAATATCTTCAGTTGAAAAATCATTGATAGTAACTATGTTCGCACCAAGCTTGGCCCAAAGATCTTCATCACCAAAATTATCTTTTAATCTTTTAATAATATCTTTCTTACGAACTAAATGAACTCCTGATTCATCAATATTATACATTATCCACTTAGGATAATACTTTTCTAAATCATCTTTAACATCATCAGAAATATACCATTTTTTTCTATCAAGGTCATTACTATAATCATAACCATATCGTTTATGCATCTTCTTCCAACTAAGATATTTAGTCTTCATCAGACGCATTATAGACATATCATTCTCCTCGTGTTCATCTGATTCTATTTCTTCTTCTAAATCAAAGATTTGATTAGCGATACATTCTCGAATCTTTTCAATTCCACCTTTACAATTAAAAGCGTTATAATATTCAAAAATTAACATTTTGAATTCTAATTCTAAACCGTTAATCACAACCTTTATATCATAACCATCGTTTATATCAAAGCTTATAAGCTTACATGATTGAACAATTATATTTTCTTCAGTGATTGTTTTTAAACCATGAAGTAATAACTTCTTTTCTTTAATCAGACTCATGTTCAAACTCCTCAAGATCATTACAATCTAACAATGCACCATTTAAAAACATTGCTGCAAATTTCTCTTCTAATTTATAGTCTAATCCATTAAGATAAATAGATCCACCATCATTAATTGATTTACCATTGATTAACACATCTGTAATTTTATAATGATTATCTGCTGAATTTCTCCAATAATCATCATCATTATATTTTTCATCTTTTTGTCTAACTCTATCAAGTTTTACTATCAATTCATATTGGATCTTATCATCTCTTTTAAACGCCATATTTAAATTTGTAGAACAAGCTTTCCAATCACTTCCCCAATTCATTGATTTCTCTATAAACGTTAATGAACACTCATACTCTGAGCTATGTTCAGATAATGATTGCATATAATTTATAACATCATCTCTATCATCAGGGTTAAAATCACTATCACATGAACATTCCATTCGATATTTAACAAACTCTTCAAACATAACTTGATAATATATGTCTTGCAATTCTAAAAGTTTTAAAGTTCCAGAATCAGTGTTAGTCAATTCTGCAATTCTTTTCGTAATCATTTGTCCTAGACGTTGTTCTTCTTTGCGTTCAATTTTAGCAAACTCCGCATCAATTATTGATACAGCTAAGTTTCCGAACTCAGGAACACTTATCTTATTAATATTTATATCAATAGCTTCTTTGAGTTTTGTATCTAATGATTCTTTAAAAGGACCATAAGAACTAAACATATCAGAAGCAATCCTTTCAACAACTTGGTTGATCTGCTTTATAAAAATACCTTCGATATCAACTTTAGTTATTGCATCTTTAACTATATCTTCCATTGACGTTTCTAATATATTTTGAACTTTTTCTTCCATTTTTAAAATCCTTTAGTAATTTTAATTTTAATAAAATCTTCTTTTGATTTTCTTCGAATTTCATCAGCTATATCTTTAGAACCCATTTCATGAGTCATTACTGGTCGATCCATAAGTTCTTCAATATACTTATGCATCTCATCAAATGAACCTATCAAATATCCAGTGTATGCACTAACAATTGCTGCTTCTTTTTGTGTCATAAAATACCTTTATTCTTCATATAGATAAAAATTATCAATTGCTAAATTGTGCAAATATAAATCTCGTTCGTCTGAAGTATCAAATTTTTTAACATTATCTCCAACAGTGCTCGAATAATATTCTACACAATATTTATGATTCTTCATCTAAGAAACCTGCATATAATTTATTTTTATCAGTACTTCCAAAATCATGGAATGATGCAACATTTTTTAAATCATCAATTCTTGCAATCGTAATTTCTAATAATGTTAGTGAATGATCTAAACCATCATTAAACATTCCTAAAACTTTCATTGCAACTTGTAAATCTTGCAAATCTTTTTGAATGACTCTAAGATTTGTATTTGATTGCGAACCTAATTCATTACATAACTTTAATGATTGTAAATCTGTAAATGTTCCTATCATAATTTTTCCTTAAATTTTTTAATTTTTAAAGCATCAATATCTGCTTTAAATTTAATATCCAAAGCGATATTGTTATTATAACATTTTTCTAATATATGATTATATCTTTCATGAATCAAATCTACTTGTGTAAAAGTCATTCCCACCAACATGGGAATACCAATCACCAATATTAAGAATCCAACTTTAATTGAATTAATAAATGAATCTTTTTGTTTAGGGCAAATATACATTATTGTACCTGCTCCTACTAATATTGCAAATAGAAAATTCAGCACCATTGCAATATTTAATAACTCAATCATACTATGCTATATCTATTAATTATTTTTTTAAGTCGCTTCTTAACTCCACGACATGCTTCCGCTGCTGAATCATCAGTAACTGCGATTGTGTCAAAGTGTTGATCTTTTTCCATCTTGAGAACACATCTCCAAGAATTACCTTTAAGTTTTAAACTTACAGATCTCACTGACCCAATATGATCAATACATAATTGTTGGATTCTTTCCATTCTCTCTTCGTTTGTTTTTATTGTTTTTTTACACATATTATACCCTTATCTACTTTTTACTTTTTCAATAACTTCTGTTGAATCATTTATGAATCGAATTACTTCGTCCCAATTTTGATCATCAGCTGCCCATTCAATATCATCAACATCTGCTTTAAATTGCCAATTTCTTAAACTAAACATTCCACCAGACATTTTAAAATCATCATTATTATTTTTTCGGAAAGTTATTTTATGTTCATTATCACACATACAACTTATAGTCGTAAATATAACTTCTCTTGCATTTTCACAAACCTTTAATTCTGGTCGTTCTATTCTTAACTTTTGATACTTACTCATAACTTTTTCCTTTATATATTTTCAAGAATTATATTTGATAATTCATCATGATCCATAATTTCTAAAACTTCACATGAATAACCAGTGTTTGATGAATTTATAATAGTAATCAAATCTTTTTTTGTGCTTGAACCAAAACAAATAGGTTCAAGTGTATAACGATTTCTACCATCATGATGTAATAATTGTATTTCTGTTAAACCATTATCTAACACTTCTATAATGATATCATCAGGACTTTTGAATTGAATATCTTTTGATATTATTTCTTCAATTGATTTTATAGAAACATACATATCAAATGTTCTTGCACCATCCCATCTATTACTTGTTACTGATATTTTTATAATATCAGCATCTTTAATAAATGCTTTAAATTCTGATTCTACAAATTCATATCGCTCATCATATAATTCTTGATTCCATTCCATCTCAACACTATCGTCAGGATTACCATCTTCATCTAAAACTGCCAATAGAAAATCTCTAGAATCTAAGATTGCTAATTTCTCAGGCTCGCCTAATTCATCTAAATCATCAGGCATTTTCAATTACTTCTATAACATCATCTAATGATTCAGAAACTTTATCTATAATGTTAGTAGTTATAAATTTTACAAATGCTGGATCAACATTTTTATTTTTGAAGCCACTGTTTGTTTTTATTTTTATAATTTTTTCATCAAAAGGTTTAAATGTGAAATAATCATTTAAAAATACAACTGCTCCCATTTTTAATAAATATCTTAGAATATTGAATATATCTTTCGATGATGTATTTACTTGTATTCCATCATGACCATCATACTCTTTTATCATGGTTAATAATCTCTGCGCCTCTTCTTCAGGCGGTCGAAGCTTATCAATAAACACTAACGGATTATCAAAAGCAACTTGTCTAAGTTTAAATGGATCATCTCCTGTGTAACACATTTGAAGTTCAATAACAGGTAAAGGTGAACCTAGAAGTTCATACTCTGTTTTAAAATAATTATAAAGTCTATCAGATAATGAACATCTTGAAAACTCATCAATTAGATCATGCGTGTGTACTTTAAGTTTTTCAAGATCTGTTAATTCATATTCATGTGGATTATTAAATAATAGTACTTCAATGTTCCTAGGAACATAATCTTCATATTTTGAGGCACCCTGTGCCTCTTCATATATTTTTAAGATTGCATCATATTCTTCATCACCTTTTTTAATAATTTCGCGAGTATCTAATTTAACTTTAACATTTTCAAAATGTTGATTAAGTGTAGAAGCTGAATGTTTATCATAAATTGCAACGAACTCTGCTAAAATAGCACCCTCTCTTTTAAGTAAATCTAATTCAGGACTTTCATCAGGACTTTCATCAGTCAATGTTAAATATCCATTACTAAAAAAGTTTTCATACCCACCATTTACATCAGCATGTAAATAATCATTTAACATTGCAAAGAACATTAAAACTCTTGCTAATCGACCATAATCTTTTTCGATATATTCCATTAACTCACCATAACCACGAAACTCTGGACGGTAGCAGCTAAAAAAACTTTCGCGAATATTTTCAAATCCTTCGTGACTACTCAAATCTAATACTGCACCTTTAAAAATATTTTTAATATTTGGTTTTAAATTCATGCTCATAATTTCTCCTTATTTTTTTAATTCTAAGAGTTCAACTCTTTCAAAAAACTCATCTTGTAATTCATTAATTTTTGTGATCATTAATTCATACGCCGTTTCCATTCTGTCCGCTTCACGAGGTTCAATCTGTTTAATAATTGATAATAAACTATCAAGTTCTGCTCTAGATTTTTTGTTTGAAAAATCTTTAGCTTCTTTAAACATTTCTTTAACATTTTTAATTGTTAATTCTTTACTTAATATGATTTTTGGCATCTTTTATCCTTATTTTTCAATCAATATAAATAGAAACGCATCACACGTTTCCAACATGTTTGGACAACAAACATTGATTCCAGCTTCTCTGAAATCATCAACCGGTATACTTTCATAATAATAATCACCATCATCAATAACTGTTTGCAATATATGACCAATCAAATCTAATTCTATTTGAGAACACTTAATTTGTGTTATAGTCATTTGAGACATTTCCATTATTTTGCCTAAATTATATATTTATCAACCGTTTCGTAAAACCAATTCTTCGACATAGACTTATCACCAAACTCTCTATTTTGTATCCAAGGTTTTGTCTGAGAACATCCCATAACATTCATAGAAAATGTTTTTCCTTGCAATTCCCCATTTATATATAAATGATCAAATGACATATCTTCTAGACCAATAGTTCCATCGTTCACTTGTATGTCTGCAGCAAAATCATTATCATTGATATATGCTTTAGCATCTTCATATGAAATTCTATTATTTTGTCTATCCTCTTGTTTATATTCTTTTTCAGAACTTCTAAATTGTGCAGACATCATATTATCATCCAATGAATCTTCATAAATACCTTCCGATTTATCAACATATAATTTTAATATATCTTCATCCCAATCTACAGAATCCATCATAGATTCAAAACATAAAAGTTTGTCATCATATGTTTTACTATAAAGCACCCCAACATCTGTTTGTGGGTACTCATCAAATACTTTTAGCATCCCAGGTGATTGTAACTCTTGCGCAGTAAATGATGTTGAGTTTTTATCAAAGAATTCTTTAATTTCAGACGACTCTAAATCATAGTCCATATTATATTCAATTATTTTTTTAATATAATCATCAATTCCTAGACGATACTTTTCGAAAACCTTTTTCCATTTTCTATCTGAGTCACATTCATCTCCAATTTGACATAAATATGCGTCTAATAAATCATTCGGCAAATCTGAAATATCAGATTCATATATTGATCGCTCGTTTTCAACCATTTTGTATGTTACTTCCCAATCATGATAATCAGCAAATAAATTAACAATCTCAGCTTTAGACTTATGTTGCTTCAACCATGCGATAAATTCTTCTTTTGATACTTCTTCATATACTTCCAGTATATCATCATTATCATATGATTCAATACTTGTCCAATCTAAAAAATCTTGATCAAATATTATATTATCAAAATCAGTTTCTGTTGTACTCCATCCTCGTTGAATAGCTTCCTGTACTAATTTAAAATTCATATTTTCTCCTCATATAAATTCAGAGTTAAGTTAGAAATAACTCTGTAAAATTTCTTAGCGATTTAACGCCTCTATCGCTGATTCAATGTGTTCGATAGCATGATTTAATAAAAAATGCTTTTTGTGTAAATCATCATGTTTTAACAATTCAATAACTTTTAATAATATATCTTCTGATGGTGATTGTATATTATTTGAACACATATTATGAGCGTTCTTAACTGAATCATATATGTCTGTAAAATAAATATATCTTTCAGCATCATCTTCTCTCATGTTCATCGCAGACATTGCTGACACCATTTCTGATTGTACATTAAATCCTAAAGGTTTCATTTAAAAACTCCTAACCATATCTGCAAATTCTACTTTCATATCATTATCATATTTTTCAGCATCAACTGAATCTAAAATAGTTTTAAAATGTTTATCATCAATTGTTTGAGACATCTTAGCAAATGATAATAACATATCATAAAAATCTTCTTTATCCATTATTAACAACCTTTGCTGTGTTTACATTAATGCTTTTCGATCGTTCATTATGATCATTACATTCATTCATCATAGTATCTAAAATTTCATCCATTTCATCAGGTTTCGCATACACAAATCTCTCAGAATCTTTAGCATTCTCAATAGCATTTGCAAACCATGATATCATTAAATCTTCATCAATACCTTCTTTTGTAAAATACCCATGTTCAATTCTAGACATAAAGGCTCGCGCCCAATGACTAGCATCAGTATCTAAATTTTTTAATAAATTTGCTGGGTCTTCTTCCCAAATTTCTTTTGACATATTAATTTCCTTTTATAAAACGATCTTTATCGATAAAGATCGTTTTGTCATTATTTTGCTTTTATAAAACGATCTTTATCGATAAAGATCGTTTTGTCATTATTTTGCTTTTATAAAACGATCTTTATCGATAAAGATCGTTTTGTCATTATTTTGCTTTAAAAAACTTCACACCTAATTTTAACATAATGTGCTTAGCAATATCATTTTGAGGAATTGCATAATAAGGTTTGTTTATATCCATCATTGCATCTTTTAAAGCATTTGTACAAATGCCATTATTTCTTTTATCTTCTCGAACAATAACTCCCATTATGAATACCGCAGAAGGTCTGTTATCTAATACTAAAATTAAATCATTTTTATAATAAACAATATACTTATCATTTTTAACTGACTTCTCAGCTAGGTTAGGATTAACCTCAATCAATTGATTAAATAAATCATGATCTTTTTTTATAAATTCATTAAATGTTTCTCGCATTTATTTTTCCTTAGTTAGTATAGAAATAACAATATTATTCCATACAATTTTATGGATGGTTTATAAACCATCCTCTATTTTAATAACATAATCTATACATAGATTGAACCATTGTTCATAAGCTAATTCAATACTATCATATGTCCCCATTTTAAATTTACTCATAATATCATTATCAATATCATAACCATTCGCTATCTGTAACCATTTACCATCTTTAAGATACATTAATTCAAAATTTCCTAAAGTGATACCAAATGATGAATCAATATTTGATTTAACTTTAATAATATAAACATTGCCTAAATTTACAGCTCTTACTGTTGTACTGGCACTCCATTTTCGACTAAAACTATCCTTTGATTTTACGGTTTTCTTTGAACTTACCGTTTTAAAATGCATTTCTATCCTTTAAATTTTGCTTCTTTCTTAATTTTTTCAAAGTCATCTGGAAACGACTTATCAGACGCGTCTCTTATTTCTAAAACATTTGCAAGAAATAAATCATAAGACCCTTGCTTGTTACAAGACATCTCATTATATTTTACAGCAGCAACTTTACCTGTAAATTGTTCAAAATCGAAACCATCGATAATTTTAAGACCTTTTGATGAGTCATTTGGATCAACTCTTTCTAATCCTCTTTCGTGTCTCTTCATACCACTAACATTTGTATGAATGATACCATCTGACGATTCAACAATTAATGCTCCAATACCACCAGCGAATGCTGAATCAGGATCAGCCATTTTAACACCAACAATAATTAAATCATTTTCTTTAAAATCTTTAAGTTTAATAATTCCTTGACGATTTGTATCATGTTCCCATGTTGCATCAAGATTTTTAATTACCATGCCTTCTAGACCAGCATCTAATTGTTTTTGATAGAATTCCATAGCTTGTTCTTCATCAAAAACAATTTCGTGGTCAATTATTCGTAATTCACAATTATTAATATTTGTACCTGCTTTTTCAATATAATCATTATATTTTGCAACACAATCCATTATAGTGTTAAAACGAGTTAATGTATCAACTGAATATTCTAGAGACATCCAATTCTCATATGGTAAAATATCCCATACTTCATAAACAAGATTCTTAGAAATATATAACCATTCTGCATGTGCCTCATCCATCTCTTTTTCAATTTTCTCACAAGCTTTTGATGTTTTTGCTTTATCTAGTTTATTTTGCATCTCTTTCCAAGTGCTATTTCTTTTATTAAACTTATTAATTTTACCATTACCCTTAGCACGTTCCATAATAGTTCCATCAGGATTCTTAATTAAAAGTTCTCCATGAATTACCCAATCTTCATCAAAATCCATCAATGTTGGAATATTTGATAAAGTATTTAAAAATATAGAAGTTTGGGCTTCTCTACCATATCGAGTAGTTGCTGATACATTACCGACTTCTGGAGACACAACTACATTTAAAAATGAACCATCAGCTTTCGATTGAGCCATTGCACCATGATTATCTCCATCTGTTTGATAGACGATTCTTTTCTTCATATATGATTCTGATTCACATCGTTGATATGGCCAAATTAAAATTAGTTTCGGAACAACTTTATTTATTAACTTTGCTCCAACAGATGCTTTTATATCTCTCTTTAAAATGTACAATAATAAATTTTGATAAAATGGGTGATTTTGAATAATAAAAGAATTTATTTCTTTATCTGCTTCTTTTCCGACAATTTTTCGAGTAGACATGTCATTTATAAGTTTATAGAATGCATCTTCCCCATCATCAATATCAACAAGTTCTTCACTTTCAGATACTAAATTTTTAGGTAAACTTGATTTACCGTAAACATAATTTACTTCATCATAAACATATACTAAATATTTTTTAACTGATTCATCATCTTTATATTCTTCAAGAATAATTTTTTTATCATTTGACCCACTAGTTGATTGTAGCCGCAATATCATTTCCATTACTGTTTTCATATATTTCCTTTATTTTAGATAAAATTTTATCTAACTTTTTAAATTGCTTATAATTTATTCGAATTAGTCGAATATTATTATTTTTACAATAATTATTTTTTAATGTATCATTATCTTTTAATATTTTAAAAGAATTTACTCCACCAAAAAAATCAATAGGCTTAAAATGTTGAATACCATCATATTCTATCAAGATATTTAAATCATGTAAATAAAAATCAAACCTTAATTGTTTCAAATCTTTAAATTTATATTGAGTTTTAAAATCAATACCATTCTTTTGTAAAAAATTAATTATTTTCAATTCTCCTTTTGATGATGAACATATTGGACAACCTATTCCTTTTGAATGATCGTGAACCTTTTGTTCAAATATCCCATGCTTTCTACAAATAATTTTAGCTTTTGTGTGAGCATCAACATATTCAAATTTTGAATAATCATATCTATCTCCGTGAGATTTAATAAATCGATTCACTATTTCACTCTGTGGTTTAGTATTATTTTTTCCAACCAGTTCACTAGCACATTTTGGACAAACTGAAAATAATTATATTATTTATGGCGCAATAGGTATTACTCGACCAAATACATCATTAATTCCTTTTGCGTTGATACCAGCTTTTATATTGCGTTTTATGATATAGAAAAGCAGGTCTTCATAATAAGAAGGCTTACCCACACAATAATCAATCATTGCTTGATCAGATGAATTGCCTTTTAATACACCATCATTCATATTTTCAACTAATGCATATAGTTCTAATAAATTCTCATCATGTATCCAATCTTTTTCATCTGTTGGAACAACTCTTGGAATTGATGGCAATTTTGATTTACCATATACATAATGGACCTCATCATAGACATATTGTAAATATTTATATAATTCTTGATGTCCTAAAGTTGCCGCAAGAATTTCTTTTTTATCATTTGTGCCTGATGTATTTTGAAGCTCATCAATTAAATTCCAAATATCCTCAGCTATCATTTTCGGTAATTCTATAACATTCATTTAATTTCCTTTTTATCTATCTCAATGCTGTCTTGTATTGATGCACTATCAGGCTCATTTCCACAATCTTGATATTTATCAATAACTAATATATCACAAGCTGTCATATCAGCTTTTAATAAAACTAAAATTTTATAAAAATTTTTAAATATAATATCTTGAGAGTTTTTAATTTCATATAATTGTCTTTCTATAGCACATTCAAATTCTTTAAATGAAATAAATTTTTGAACATCATTATTGTCATTTGCCCAATTAAACGTTCCATCAAAAGATACTTCAAACATACTATTTAATTTAGATGATTGTATAACTGCGGAATCTAATTCGTCAATAAATGTTTGAATATTTATAATATGTGACACATGTTGTAATCCAACATCAGCAAATATGCCGGAACCTTCATATGTTGCAGCACCTCTATATAAATTAACATTATCCAAATGTAAATGTAACATGAGTTCCTCGTATCTATTACCAACTGGAATTTCAATCAGACCATAACAATCATCTCCTGTCAAATCACGTAATATATCTTTACATAATTTTGAATAATAATTAGTATTAAAAATTTGTGTAATTTGTGTATTATATTTCTCAATTACTTCATTAACCATAATTAGATTTTTAATACTTTGCGCAAATTTGCGATTTTCAGATGATAATGTTTTTAGAAGCATTTTATCAATAGCTTCTTTTTTTTGGGATGCTTCTTTATAATTACACATTTTACTAATTGTTGTAATTTCTTTAAAATCTTCACCGTTACTTATCAAGATTAAGTCGCCAAAACTGATTTCTTCTCGCGTACAACATTCATCTTCAACATAATAATATAATGTACAAGTGTTTTTATATTGATTTATGCAAAAAACATATTTATTATAAGATGCTTCATCATAAGAAATAAAAACACTATCAAATCCTAATTCTTCTAAGAAATTTATAAATTTTTTAATTTGATACTTATGTAAAGTTATTTTAGATTTCTCTAATTTTTTTATTATTTTTTTATTCATTATCTTTCCTTATACTTTTTCTAAATTTACCAACTTGCATCTTATAAACAACAGATGTACCTACAATTATACCAATAGTTACTGTTAGCGCTCCAAATCCATCTCCATGTTGATAAGCGTTAACTAACCAACATACATCGGCAATAGTATACACCATAATCGAATAAAATATCTTACCAAAATATACATACACTGCCCCAAACATTAAAAGAAAACCACCTAATGTTATTGCCCATTCTGGATGAACAATTAAAGCGGTTAAACTCATAATCAATCCAACGATCAACCACTGAATAGCATATATTTCATTGTCTGATAATTTCATTAAAATACCCGACCTTCATCAACATCATTCGTGATAATATATTCAATTCTTTCAAAATCATCATCCATATCTTTTTTTGTAATATATTTGTAAATTAATTTACCATTAATTTCTACATTATAAAAGAATGAACTATTTGAATCAGCATGAACCTTCTTTCTAAACTGAGCAATACTTTCAATTTTAATTCTGATAGCGTTTTCGGAATTCATCATTCCACAATCAGTTCCGGGAATTAACCATCCATTTCTTTGAGTAGTTATTTTTGCCATATTATTTCCTTATTTTGTGTTATCGAACTTGTGTTATAACATATTCAATATAGCTCATATCTATAAAGTTCTGCTTCTTTAAAAATTCTTTTTTAAAGTCAGTTTTTAAAAATGCAAATTGATATGGTATATACATTTTTTTAAATAATAAATCTAATAGTGTAGGACCATAAACTTTAAATTTTTGATCATCTGTTTTAAATGTTGAAAATAATATTGAATTCATATAATAAAAATTCACAACATATCCTAATATAACGAACCCGATATACAATTGTAAATATAGTGGAATATTCATATTAATCCTTTGATACTACAAAAAACCCTTGAGGATTCTCTGCGAATTTTAAAAATTTTAAAAAGTCAATTTCCGTTGGTCTCAACATTATCTTAGGTTTTTTATTTGTCTCAACATGATCAATCATTATTGCTAAGTATCGATGCATAAAATAAAAGAATTGTGTATAATGTCTAGGATATACTAAATCTTCAAAATAAATTGCTAATCCATGATCATAATCATCCGTAAATTTAGCAACTTTTTTCTTCAATTTCATATCATATAGTTTCTGCATCTTTGGTGTAAATTTTGATTTTTGTCCAAATTTATGAAATATTTCAAGTTCAATAACATCAACGTTTCTAAAATCAAAATCTAATATTTTATTATACATATCAAAATAAACATTTTTAGAACTTATACTTGATCTATATACTCGGCCAGATGCTTCCATTGGATAACGATTATTAACTAATAATTTTTGCAAATTATCAACAGTCATTACTACATCTGGTTGTTGATCAAGATATTTATCAATTGTTTTTGACAGTGCAATAATATTTGCTTCTGCTTGCTCAATTGTTGCAAATTTAATATCTTTACCAATCAAATCATCACCAGCAACTAAAATATTATGAGCATCTTCAATAATTTGTCGTTGCTCTTTTATGGTATCAGCCAACTCTATATAATAATCTTTAAAAATACTTTTTATGCGATGATTCATACGATTAAAAAAACCCATATTAATCCTCCACTACATCCGCAAGCATTGTTGTAACAACTTTTAATTTATCTAAAACAGCATTAAGTTCATTCGCCTTAATTCTATCTAATTTAAAATTAACATTTGTGACTAAATCATTGACTGTATCACTAGTTTTCTTAGCTGAGTCTTTTAAAGATTCAATTGATATTCTCATTTCTTGCAACATTTTATCACTCGCATTGTTCATACTATTTCGAACATCTTCACGAAGAGTCTCCATTTCAGTTGCAAATTGACCACGCATTTCCTGCATCTCAACAATATTCTGTTCTGTAAGTTCGATCTTATGTTTTAATAATGATGCAACTTGATCAGTAGGATCTTTAACAATTTTAAATAATTTATATCTTTCAAATCGTAATCGAAGTTCTTCATATTTCTCATATGAAGAAACCGGGATCGGTTCTCCATGTTTCAGCAAAACTTCGCCAGGACTAACTGATACAACATTATCTAAATAAACAATATCATCATCTAACGTGCTAATACTAATAATATCTAAAATATCATTAGGAGACATTTCGTTAATCTCTCGTTCAGTAAACATTTTTACTTTAATTAAATCTTTATCATTTTTGTTGAACTCACCATATTCAACATTTAAATCTGCTTCCATATTTATATCCTTTATTTTTTTATTATAATTCATCGGAACATTATCTATCTTATAAGACATTGTCTACTCAGCGGTGATAACTGTGCCTTTAGGATCTGATTCAACTTCAATTATTGAAGCCTCAAAAGATTCTTCAACTGCGGAATCAAGAGCACCCATATATGTTTTAGATTCCAATAAAACCTTTTTAGCAGATGATTGATATGCTATAACATTTTGATCAAGTGATTGACCAATATCCATCAATTTTCCATATGATGTTGCATCTCGACGAATCTTTGATTCAGTTCCTTTAATCATACGATCCATAAATTTCTTATTGGTCGCAGCAAGCTTTTCCATATGTTCAATATCTACTGTCTCAGACATAGATTCATTAACTTCAGTGATTAAAGTCATAACTTTTTCTGAACTTGCACGCCCAACAGAATTTGATAAATCAGTTAACGATTTAAATATTTTATTCATATCAGCAACAGATGTTAAGAAATCTGCAATTTCAGAATCTTCAACTAAACCTGTTTCTATACCAGGCATCATCAACGAAATTGTAGTTAATTGTTCTTCAATGAATTGTAAAATAAAGTCAAGTTTATTATAAATCTTTTCTTTATTTTTAAGTTTATTTGCTTCAACTAATCCACCAAGTTTAATAGCGTTGATTTTATCCATAGGATTATCAGTATTCATAACTATATATTTTACTTGCGTGCTAAACATATTAAGTTTAATTTCTTTTGCTAAAAGAATCTCTCTCAATTTAAATGCTCTCTCAAATGATAATGATAACATGTCAGATTTCTCTGTGAACACATCAAACATTTCTTGTAGAATACTTCTAGCTGTTTTAGATTTTTCTTCTTTCTCTTTCGCTTCTGTAGCATCATCTTCTAAAAATTTACCAATAAATGGTATCATTGATAAACGTTGAATCGTTTTACCTGTTGCTTTTTCAGTAGTTGATTGTTGTTCAACTTCAACAGTTCCTTCTAATCGGTCATTGAATTGTTTAATCAAATCTGCAATATCTTGAATCTCTTTTACATTAATAACATCAGCAATCTCTTCAGAAACACTTCTTGATGCTTCCATAAACTTATTATATTCTTCTTTTACTTCTTGAATATTAAGCTCGGCTGTAATGTATTCTGGAACAGCCAATGTTGTTATATTATCGTTTTCTGTCATAAAATTCTCCTAATTGAATTGTGTTTACACTTTTAGATAGCTCATTTACGAGCTATCTTCTTTTCTCTTTTATGTGAAGTTAAAATAGCATGAGCTTCTTTAACAAAATGTTTTCCTTTGGTGTGTGATAAATCTTTTCCAATTGTATCAACAATTCCAAATTCAATATGGTCTCTACATCCAAGTGAATCTAATTTTAAATAAATGGATTCATATGTTTCTTGTCTGCACAATATTGCAAATTCATCGCCTCCAATTCTATAAATTAAAGATTTATCAAATACCTCTAATAATGAGTCAGCAAGTTGCACTAACTTATCATCACCATAATCATAACCATGAGTGTAGTTTAGATTATGTAAATCATTCAAATCCACCAATGCAACTAAAAAATCTTTGCGTTTTGAATTAAATTCTGATATAAATCTAGTTATAGTTTCATCAAAATCATCTCTACGATATAAACCTGTTAGTTTATCCATTCGATATTTTTCAATCAATCTTTTTGCATGTTCAAGTTGCTCCTCTAAGGTTTCACCTTCTAAAACAATTTTCATTATTCTGATGCCGCGTACTGATCAAGAAACCATATTCTTGCAACAGTGCTAATCTTTCCATTGAGTTCTTTCGGCTCAATGTTTGCTTCAAAATAATCATCAACATGTTCATCCATGATGTCATTAATTACCCATCTTAGAAAATCAGGAATGTCTGTTTTCTCTGGTCTTTTCTTTTCATTGTTTGCACCAAATATGAGCTGCCAGCCTTGTTCTAATCTTGAAGGATTACATACAAGTTTAATCAAATCATTTTTAGCCTGCTCTTTAACATCATCAACTGGTTTTAATGTGCGAACTTTTGAAACAGTATGTTTCTCACCTTTAACTTTAAATTTTAAAAGGGTGCCATCAGTATTTCTACCTGTCCATACCATACCTTCTAAAACATTGTTTTCGATTCCCATATATTTTCCAATAGGGGAATTTGATTCATTGTCATGAAGTGTTTTGTTAAGATCATTTACTGATGCTTCTGGATTATTAAAATTTATTTCAATTCTCCAAGTTGTATATGCTAAGACATTATAAATTTCTGCTTCAGCATTCATTATATAATTTCCATCATCGTCTACAGTATCAACCCAATATGCAGGTTGATGTTCAGATTTAACAATTTTTGGATCAGGTAATAGAGGAGATACTTTCGCATGTGCAAATATTATTGATCTTTTATCAAGACCAGTCAATGCACTTTTCTTTTGAATAGATCCTCCAGCCCATTCATAATAAATAGTGAGAATTTCATTATCTAGATCAACATTATGTGACTTTGCTAAATCTAAAAGCAGCGTTGTCCATTCATTTTCATGTTTATATGCTGCGTAAGCACATCCTAAATTATCTTCAGCAATTGTTAAAACTCTTTCTCGACTCTGTACCCAGAAGCCATCGGAATGTGAATAACAGACTGCCGCGTTTGTACCATGAATTTTTTCAGTACCATCAAACTCAATTGTAGGTAATCTTGCAATACCATCATATTTTGCTTGATCTTTTATTGATCGAATAACTTTTTTAAAATCACCAATCTTATTATATTTTATCATTCTTACCATTAATTCTCCTTTTGACCAATCCATATGATAATCATATAATCAGTCCCTTTTTTTAAATATGTTATACTCGCAACATTAAAAATATGCTTTAATTTATCATTTAAATCATCAATAACTTTTTCAGGATTATCAAGTTTTTCAATAACATATTTAAATCTAAGTCTTTTTGTATCTTTGCGCATAACATCACCATATAATTTAAAAACTTTAGATAAATGTTTATCTAATATTGGTAGCGTGTATCGTTGCATATCCTCAAAAATATCGTTATCAACTTTAATTGATTTTAGATCAATGTTAAAATTGATTTTATAATTCATGATTTCGTAATGATCAGTATCTTTTGATGGGAGAGTTATTTTCATTTACTCTCCTTTTTTGAGAAATTTCTCAAATTGATCTAAATCTTCTAACCATATTTTTGCAGCAGTTGTTTCTTCTAATTTAATAATAGATGCAGCATCCTCTTTAATAACACTTTCTAATTCATCAATCTTTTCAGAAGTTAAACTCGCTAGACGCATATTCAATAAATAATCATAACAATTATCAAATTTCTCAAAGTTTTTTAAAACTAGATCATCATCAATAACTTTACGCTTTCTATTTTTTAAAAGAATTATATCATTATTTACCATTTGAATAAATCTAATCTTTTCATTATTCATGATAGTATCTTTACGCATCTTCTCAAGCAAATATGCTTTACGCTTCTTGTAAACACCAAGCATGTAAATAATATATTCAAACAATATTTCAGCAACATTGTTATATCTTACTATCTCATCTTTAGTGTTAACAACTGTTAAGTTTTCCGACTTTGTACCAGTTAGTTTTAAAAATTGAATAATCTTTAAATTTCTAACATTTTGGTCAGTTTTTGAATCAAGTTTAATAGCATCGTTTAAAGTAGCCAATGACCCAAATTTTACAACTATATCAAATTCATCTCCGACAATATTTTCATTATACGATTTTATTTTACCAGCATCTTTTAAAACTTCTAAAACATTCATATATGATTCTCGAGTATATCTAGGAGGAACTTCAGTTATATGAATTTCGCCTTTTTTCAACTCTTCAACGATTCCATAAAAATCCCAACCACTCTTATCATTTTTTATAATGGAGCCTTTAAATAACGGAGCAGCTGGTGGTATCTCAGTTGGTATCTCTTTACGCTTACCTGTTAAAACTTCTCGCATCAATTTTAAAATAACTTTTATATCTCGAGGTAGAACATCCGATGAATATCCAACACCAATTTGACTTTGACCATTAATCAAGAGTAAAGGTACAATTGGCAACATATTCGCTGGCTCAATCTGCTTACCTTCAACAATCTGTTTCTTCACAAATAATTCATTATCTATCTTATTAAAAATAACTTTTGAATATTTATACAATCTCGATTCGATATATCTAGAAGCTGAAGCTTCTCTTTCTGATCTTGAACCATATGTACCATCCTCTCTAAGAAGAGGCACTTGATTATTCCATTGAGGAACTAAATTTGTAATTGTTGTTTCAATAGATAAAGAACCATGATGATACTTTGTAGCTAATGATACAACTGCGGCTAAATCGGATACTTTCGTCTTTTTATCAATATTTTGATCAATCATTGTGTATACAACTTTACGCTGCGTCTGAGCAAAACCATCAATTAAACTTGGAATACGTTGCAGTGCTCTATAAATTGCATAATCACAATAATCTGTATCATAAAAATCTCCAAGATTAATCTCAGAGAATACTCTATTCAATTCTTTTAAGTTTGCCATTAATGCTCCTATTTTTTAAAATGGTGTAAAACATTATGTATAAAATGTTTTACTAATTTGAACTCACCCTTAATTTGATTTTTTAAAGATTTTTGACCATTTACATGTTTTGTAAATTTACCAACAATTCCAACATTATGATTAGATTGTGTTAATATAACTTTCTTAGATTTCTCTAATAACTCAATCAGGTTATCTTGAACAGTTAATCTACTAATCTTCCAAATCTGTTTCTTAAAAGTGTGTTGATTGTTCCTAGCAATATCTTTTGAAACATAATGTTTGTTTGCATATTTAAATGCATAATCTTTTGATATAGCATTGTATAATGCAACACCCTGGTTGTATAATAAAACTGCTTCTTCATGTGATAAACAATTTCTAATCGATGTTTTAGGCTTCTTCTTTCTAATATAAAAATCTTCACCATATTTCCAAGAACTTGGTGCACGTGTTTCTAATGTATCAACATCAAACCAAATCTCTTCATCACCAAATTGACACACAATGTATTTAGTATCTCCAAAAGTTCTTAAATATAATTCTCCAGTAATATGTGAATTTAAAACAATTTGTAACGTTTTTGAAGATACCTTTTCAATTTCATAATCATTATTTTCAGATACATTAGAAGATACTTCTAATGTTGGTTCTAAATAATTCCATAATGGTAATATATGTCTAGCATCTTTTAATTTATCTTTTTGAACTCTAAAATATTCTAACATAATTACTCCTCGATCTCAATAGTAACTGTTTTTTCATTTTCACGAACTAATGCATCTTTACAAAAATAAATTGTATCAATAATATTATATGCTTTATATTGTACTGTTCTATTTTTTACAACATATTCCTCATCTGTGGTTTCCAGACCAGAACCTTCTAAAAGAGTTTTAAACTCTTTATGTTTGCTAAAATCAATTCCTAGAATTTTTGCAATCGCACTTGCACTTGCCGTTTCTCTCCACTCAACATTCATTTTTTCCATTTATTCTCCTGGACATGTAATATAGTTTTTGATACCTAAATCTAGTTTAAATCTCATTTTAAAGTTAACAATTTTTTGAACATCAACATCAATAAAGTTGATACTAAATGGTTCAAGAGATTCAAAACTTATAGGAACACCTATAAATAAAGAGTCATCATCATCTTCTGGCCAGATAAATTGTAGAATATGATCACCTCGAATATCACTATCCACTTCATCCTGCATATTAAGATAATCAATATATCCATCATATTGATGACCTTCTTTGAGTTCATCAATATCTGATTGTGAACAGTTCAAAATGTATTTAAACATTTTATCAGTAACATCACCCTTTTTTAATCGTATAGCAATAAACATTGAATTACCATACTCATTTCTAATTATTGTCATTTAAACACTTCTTTCAATTAAATTTTGTATCAAATCTATTCGCGCATCTAATATAAACATTTTAGCTTCATCTCTTGCATCTTCAGAATCATTAAAATATTGAAAGTGTCCTAGAGGCTCTGCTCCTACCCACCAAAAGTTAAAGATGTTTGAATTTAATTCTAATGTTACACCTACTTCACCATCACCAGACATTGTATCTATTTCACCAATAATCAGATTATCAACATCTAATTCTATAAAGTGTCTTAGAGGCTCTCCTCTAAGACATGATATATCGTATCTATTTTTTGCAACATCTTCCATCTGATAGAGTAATTCTAAAATATTAGAAACTTTGTGTTTTGCTTCTTCAATTACATGTTTTGGAATTGAAGAGTTATGATTAACATAACACTCATTAACCTCATCATATATAAAATAATCACCTTTTGATGCATATTTATATGTTTCTATTTTCTCAGCGGTTAGCCATGCATAATCATTTAATAATCTGCCATGTATATTATATAAATCTTCAAGTATTTCTACTATTTTCATTTTTCTATCCTTATCGATAAAGATCGTTTAAAACGATTGATCAAAATTTGCGGCTCTAGAAGCAGCTCTACCTTCGCGAGTACTTGTGTTATGTCCGAATACGTTTCCATAATTTGAGTTTGCTATTGCATAGCATTTAGTGTTTATTTTAAATTAACCTTCATATTTACCGGTTTTGTAATTGAATTTGCTAGCAATGTGTTCATACACAATACCAGCAACAAAAACTAAAAACGTATATATTCCAGCATCAGCATACGATATTTCAATCATATTGAATCAACATCAAAATCTTTGATGCGTTCTTGTATCTTAGTTTTTCTAAAATCTGCATCATCTTCTAACCATTTAACCATTTGCTGTAAATCATGTTCAGTATAATCAAGTTGTACTAAACATTCCTCAAATGGTCTCAATTTAAAAAACTGTTCATATTCTTTTGGATTAAGAGAACCCAACCCTTTTTTATACTCAATCGTATATTTTGAATTTGATTTCACTTTCATAAAATCAACATATTCTTGCTCAGTAATAAATGCTGCAACCATATTTTCTTTTTTATCTTTTGCAACTTTAATTGGCGTTCTTAAAATAAGAATACGTTTATGCTCAAATATATCAGGGCAAAATTTATAAAAGAATCCTAATAATAATCCTTGAATGTGTGCACCATCAACATCAGCATCTGTAGTTAAAACAACATACTTATAATTCATATTTAAACATGTATTAACTTCTGAGAATTTTAATCCTAGAGTATTCATAATATCTTTATACTCAGCATTCTTAACAATCTTTTGAATATTGTTTGTGTATGGATTTGCTACAACTCCACGAAGTGGTAAGTAACCATTTAAAAGTCTGCCTAGAGCCTTAATAATTCCTTTAAGTGCTGAATCACCTTCTGTTAACATTAAAAAGACTTTCTCTTTTGATGCGTGTCGAAGCTTCATTACCTTAGTTTTCTTTAACTCTTTATCAACTTCAGCTGCCTTTTTACGTTCTTCAGCATCAAGCTTAGCTTCATGTAAAAATGTAATTGGAGCAATGATTTCTTTATTTTTTGAAATATCTATTAATAGTTTTTTCCAATCTTCTCCAAGATAACTTCTAATATCTTTATTAGAATTACCAACAACCTCTTTAGTTTGACCACTCCATTGTATCTTAGGAAAATCTTTACCAATAAAAACAATCTTTAGTTTATTTTTGATATCACCAACTGTAATCTTATCAAACTTTTTAGGAAGTTTTTCTTTAATTGTTGATGTAATATATTTTAATAAGTAATCAATATGTGTACCTGATTTAATGTTCAAACCATTTACAATCGAAAATGTTTCAAAATCTCCTGAGACACTTGGAAACACAGCGTAAGAATATTTACCAGTTTTATCTGAAAAGATATTCCCATTTGTACCCAACAATTCCATAAATTGCTTTTGAGTATATTGGATTTTTTCACCATTAAATGTAAACTTAATAGTTGGATAAGCGATCGTTAAGTTTATCAACCGTTGCTTAATAATTAACATTGTGTCATCATTAAATGATTCAATACCTAATCTACCTAAATCCGGTTCAAAGTATACTGAAGTACCTTTCTTACCAGAACTCTCTTTTATTGTCTCATTATATGAACTCGGATCACAATTTGATCCCCATGTACCTGAATATTTTTTTTCTCCATCATCTGTGATACCAACAAACTTTGAAGATAATACATTAGTACAAAATGATCCAACACCATTGGTTCCAATTGTACTTGCATCTTCTTCATCATCATTAAAATTTGAACCTGATTTTGCAATCGACCAACAAGCCTTTGGTACTAGAATATGCGAACCATCAAGATTCTCAATTTCTTTAATAGGAATACCTTTCCCATTATCTGTTACCATAACTTGATTCTTTTCAACATTCATTACAACATCAATTTTACCTGATTTGTAATCTTTTAAAATATCAACAGAATTATCAATAATTTCATTTACCATTTTTACAAGAGCAGGCACATACTTAGTCTTAAATAATTTAAACTCGTTATTTATAATTAAATATTCTTCACAATCTGTTTGAACAGTTGAGCCAAGATACATTCCAGTTCTATTCAGAACGTGCCATCTATCATCTTTAATTGCATGTCTCATTGAAACATCTCCTTATTATGTAATTTCCACATTTTTAAAGAATGTTCTAAACCTTCTTTATCTTCAACATCCCTAGATAATGTTTTTTTAGGAGTGGGTGCAGGAGGTTTATCTTTATACTGCTTTACAATAAAAGGTGGTAAACCAGTATCAAATGAAACTGCATGTATGTCGCTGATATCTAATCGTTTTTGATACTCAATTCCTTGAATATCAATCACAATATCAACAACATCTTTATCTGCATACGAATCATCCAATGCTTGTTCTTTAATGTTTATCATAAATCGATCTTTATCTTTTAAATTTGCAGGAAACTCAGCTGACCAATTATTCCAATTATCAATTGCCAATGTAAATGGAATCTTGTTTTCAATTAAATTTCGAACAACATCTAAAATATAATTTGACAACATATCTCGCTCAATATCATCATATTTTCTCATTGCGACCCTTTATATGTTAATTTTATTTTAAACGCATATTACTATAGTAATATGCGTTTAATCATCTATATCTATATCGATCTGAACAGAATCAGAATTTAAAACCTCTTCAATATCAGAATTATCAATTTCTTCTTCAATTATTGGCTCACCAATATCAGTTATATCTATAACCTTTATAACACTTTCAGGCGTATATTCTATAACCTTTATAATTTCGCCGGTCTCTGGATTATGTGCAGGTGTAGATTCAACTGCAACAGATTCAACCATATCTTCATCTTCATCAATTTCTAAATCTTGATTATCCGCCCTTTCATAATCTTTATTTCCTCCAGTAAATAAATCATCAATTTTCACTTCTTCTTCATCTTCTAATGCTTCAGAATAATCATCATCAAATGAATCTTCATCATTATTATCATGAATAGAACTAAATTTTAAACAAAGCATATTAAGGCCATTATTTAAAGTATTAACTGTGGGAGACTTATATTTATCTTTCATAATATATTCACCATTTTGGATCATCTTACGATTAAAGTTATTTTTATCTTGAACTGCGTCAGATTTAATTGTTCGTAATTCGACAGAACATGGATTGCCTTCCATATGACCAATCAACGCAGCAGTTGATTGCCAACTAATATGACAGCCACCACCCTTAGTTCTACCCCGAGGAGGTTCACCCGTACTCTTAGAATAACTATTTGCAAAAGAAATTGCATTGTATTTACTATAAGATGTATGAAATAATTTAATCCAGTAATTGTATCCAACATAACATTCTTGTTGAACTGCTTGAACAATATCATCACCCCATACTGAATGAATAAAACCTCTATCTCTAAGAAATTGCATCAACTCCTCAGAATAAACAATAGGTTCTTTATCTGTGATATTAATATCGTAACGTTCTTGATATTTTAAGATAAAAGTATCGATATAATCTTTAAATGATATACCAGGAAAATTATCCACGAAGAAATATAATCCATTTTTTAAAACAGATTCTTTAAATAAACCATACATTTTTGGATCATCAAATGAATATATTAATTCTAATACTGCTTTTGAATATTCTTTATCAAATACTTCAAAGAAATTTTGGCGCACAAACTCTAATCTTGAAACAACAGCAGATTGATCATCTAGATGTGATTCAATATCTTGGATAACTTTTGAAATTCCCATCTCAAAAACAGTCCCCCAGTTATTACGACCAAATAACCCAAGAGGATTAAATATAATATCTGCACCAGCGGGCATAATATTATCTGGCAAAATTAACGAACATACACCCTTACCTGCAAAAACATTTGCAAATTTATCACCAACACATGTTGGTTCAGATTTATATATCTCAATTTCAACAACATAATCAATCTTATCTTTATCAATTCTATAATCAGTTGCAATCGCTTCTAATGACAGATTCGGAAATTTATCAGTACTTTCCCACTGTGAAAAAATATTGTTCGTGAACTCAACTGCTTGACCTTCAACTGTAAAAACATTATTTAAATGTTTAAATAAATCTTTTTTAATCTCAATCTGACGTTGATATTGTTCTTGAACCTCGCGAATTAACCCTTCAGTGTATATATACTCATCATCTAATTCATCAAAGGTTTTATCTGTGATTCTATGAACCTTTAAAGATTTGATAGTTCCACCATGAATTGAATCAACAGACTTACCATAAATCTTTGATTGTCTAGTACTTGTATTGTTAAACTCTGATAACATACTATCAGACGAATCAATTTTAAAATATTCTAAATAATTTACATCTGATACTTCACCAGGAGTAAATAAATATTTATCTAGAGAATTTTTTAAATATTTTAACTCTTTAGTAACAGGTACAAAAACCTTTTTACTATAATCGATGCGAGTTCTATCAGCATATGATTCAGACATTACAAATGCATCATCTGCGGTATATCCATAAAACGAACCATATAGAATTTTAGTTCTGTATCCAATCTTTGGAACATTACCATCAATTGATTGACCAGTATAATCAAATAATATATCTCCTTTTGAAAACTTTTTACTCTTATGCATATCTAATTTATACTTTAAAGTTAAAGTATTATTTGTAAGTTTTTTTACATCTGGACAATATAATGTTTCTAACTCGTTTGATGCAAGATAATAAATTATCAAGAAGTTGAAATTTGAGTATAAAATTACACCATCTTCTTTTGCATACTCAATGAATGGGGAATTGATATTTGTCATTGCTTGATAGTTTTTATTTAAAACATATGGTGAATCATTATTATCTGATGTTACTGTTTGAAGCAACTGTTTTGCAGACATGTTTGTTCTTGATGCATCAACATGTGCTGCCCATGGTTCAAAAACTTCAATTTGTGGACTAAACATAATTTGAGATTCATCAGCATTTTCGTATGCTTCTGTTAAGTCAAGTTTATCCAACTCAATTGATTCAGCTAATTCTTTAGCGGTCAATTCATTAATTGTATCCAATGGCTCTAGTTGATTTGCTTCATCTAAAGCATCTTCTAAATTTCCATCATATACTAATTTATCTAAACTCATTATAGCTCCTCAATTTCTGCAAGTAATACTGCATAATGCTTTTCAAATATTTCAAGAGTAGCATTAGCTAACTCTTTATAAATACCAGCATTGTAATCACCATCCTTAAACATAAAACCAATATTTAAATGACCAGAACCATCTGAAAATTCTTGTAATAAAAAACCTTCGCCATCAGGATGAATTTTAATCCAATTTTGCATCTGATTAATATTTTTTTTAAATGTTGACAACTCATCTTTTATTTGATTTACTCTTTCGATATTTTCTATTTTCATATTTATACCTCAACCTTACCATAATAATTAATTCTTGTATTATTTGTAAATACAAGGTTTGAACCCATTTTTTGAGCTGATACTGAAATCGGACAAAGCTTACCAAAACCAGATGGATGATTCGCTGTCCATGATTTTGGAATACGTCCATCATTAATAATATAAATATCTTGCGACACTTTATTTATAAGAGGTGATGTGTATGGTAGACTAATATTAAAATACTGCCCAGCATGCATTAACCCTCTAAAACCTGAAGTAATTAATACTCTTGAATTCATAGTCGGTAAGAACTGTTGCTTCTCATTCTTATCGATTGCTCCATATAGTAATCTCAAATACATTTCATAAATCGGATTAATAAGATATTCATTCATCACGATTCTACGGTTAGTTAAATCAGACATATTAATATCAACATCATCAACATGATATTTAATAACCAATTTGACAATATCTTTAATATTATCAACATCAAAGAAGTCTTTAAACATTCCTCTAAAATAATCTAATAAAATATATTCATCAAAAAATTTAGCTAGTCCTATTTTATGAACATCAAAGAAACTAGTCTCATAGAATCCCATCATCTTATAAACATGAGCATTGATCTCATGTGCTGGTAATTCACATCTAGTTATAACTTTTGCTCTAATAAGATCTTCATAATAATCAATCTCATTCGCAAACAACACTCTCATAAAAGTGTTAAGTTCTACAGTTTTCTTTCTAAATAGAACTTCATTCTTTTGGAAGTTAAACGTTAGATTAAATGTTGGCAATAAGTTTACAAAAATTTTATTACCTTTTTTAACATCTTTTAAAACATCCAATGGCGAGCGTTCCAAGAATAGAATAGGAACATATAATGAGCCATTCATTCTAAAATAGTTGCCTTGTAATAACTTTGGATATAATAACTCAACTTTTTGATCATGATTATCAGCACCCATTTTAATAATTATCTTTTCAAAATAACTTGCTTGTTCACCAAGATAGTCACTTATTTGATCTTCTTTTGTGATTGAACCCGTGAAGTTTCCAGGTAATAAATTCTCAATATTTGCCATCATGTTTTCTAAAATATCATATACTTTCGTATGATCAATTTTTCGATATTCATGAACAATTGAAAACTCTGCATCAGATTCTACTTTTGGTTCGAATTTAATTAAATTCATTTTTATCCTTTTATTCTATCAAAAAAACTTTCTGATAATCTGTAATTGTTATTTAAAGTTATTACTGTTTTATCTTTCGCTCTTTTTTCAATCTCTTCCGCTAATAACCACCCAGTTAGTGTTCCAGCACCTGATGATGTAGTGTGTCTATAATTTTCATCATAATAATAAAACTTATAAACGGCTTGCAAATCATCATAAAATAATTCACCTATTGACCATACAAATTCATTACCTTGCATCTTATTTTTCAAATGACTTCTAAGATTGTCTTGAATACCTTCTTGAGCATTATCATTGATTGCGCATATAACATCTGTTTTTTTAAAATACATCGTTGGTCTATAACTACTATAAATAGCAATCATGTGACCAGCAACATCATCATCGAATTCATCCGTTAAATTATTAACAGCACTCATTAATTTATCTAATTCCATTTCGAATAAATCTTCTTTTGGAATAATCTCAACGAAATAATCTTTAGGATGCCCATAAGCAATTTTAATACCAATCTCTTCTTCTGTAAATTCTTTTTTATCATTCACAAGAATTGATTGATTAAGTATTGTACCATTTTTCAATGTTATTGATTCAAATGTTAATAGCGCCTTTTTTATATCTTCAGGTAACTCAAATTTAAACATTTTCATATTATTTTCCTTTAAAATCAATTTCTCTATTATAAAACCCAAGCATGCTTAGTTTAAATAATTCTGACTCTCCACGTGTTTGAATACCTTCGTGAAACTCTTGACCAGAACATCTAAAATTTCTTAAAATTGTTCCTGCTTCATCCCATTGACCATTATGCATAGCCTCAAACATCTTATCAATGTTTTCTCTTAACTCATCCATAATTTCTCCTTAAAATATAACTAAAATATAACACTCTGTAAATCATTTGAACATTTCGTTAATCCAAAAACAATTGCACTAAACATCACGATAGCTATGGTCAAGCTTACAGGATTAAATCTTTTTGGTTCTGTTTCAACACCTGTATAGTCAATATCATCATCTGTATAATCTTTTGGTTGATTAAACATCATAACCTAACTCCTCAGCAATCATTAAACTATCATCTTCAATATCTGAACAACCTAACCATGAGTCTTCAACCTCTAGACCATAATAGGTTCCAAAATCATGAGCATTACTGGAAATAAATAAATCAATTTTAGGATACTTTTCAATTAATTTCTGAGCAATCTCAGAAATACTTTTAATCTGTGTAAAGTCATCACCTTCAATCGTAAGAAGTTGATAACAATCTTGACCAGGCTTCAATTTTGTATCTCTGATCTGTGCTTGTGTCATTGGCATATCATATAACATTTATTTCCCCTTATTTTATTGTATTTGCAAAAGTCATAAAAATTTCTTTTGCTATTTTTTCATCATTAATCCATTCCTGCTCAGTTTTCTTTATTTGCGAAGGAGGGTCTGGAAACATTTTTTTAATTTCAGGTGGCGCATTTACAACACATACTTCATATTCTCCCCAAAAATTTAAGAGGCTTCCTTTTTGACTAGGAAGTTGCACATGAGTAATTGTGTTATATAAATAATCCAATAATTCATCTTTTGATACTAATTTATCAATTTTTGTTGTATTGGAAATACCTCCAATGACATATTTATAGTTATATTCTATTTCCATATTTATTTTCCTTCTGCTCTTGAAAGAGCATTTTCTTTTAATAAACATGAACCACATTTTCCACATGGAATGCTTTTAGTTATACCTGTTGGGAAGTAGCAACTAAATGATGTATCAAGAATAAAATTATTATCAATTGCATCTTTAACCATAGCAGTTTTAGTTCTGTTAACATATGGTGCGATCACACTATAATCAATAGTGTTTTGACCTCCTACTTTAATCATTGCATTAATGCGATGTAACCAAGTTTCAGAGTTATCAAGATAAACCATCCCCTCTGATAAGTTTGCCCCAATAACAAACGCTATGCGCTCATTAGGATACATTTGCTCAGCTCTAGCAGCAGCTAAAGTAATTAAAAATGTATTTCTATATGGAACATATGAAATTGCAGCTTCAGCTTCCGCTTCACCTGCACCAACAGCGCTATCATCTGTTAATCTAGTACCATTCATATCACAAGCACTTAGAATACCTCTAAACATTTGATCAGTTTTAATTGTTTCATGATTAATTTCAGTAATGTTTGTTTCTGCTTTTAAACGTTTCATAAATTTCCAACCTGCCTCAATTTCAGCTGATGCTGCATTTGTGCCCCAATCAAAATACCATAAATTTATTTCATCTGGTCCTAAATCTTCAATTGCTTTTTGTGTTGCACATGTAATATCTAACCCGCCAGAAAATAAAGAAATTAATCTTAATGGTTCCAACACTTCACGTTCGGGTCGATCATATGTTTTTACTTTGCGTATATCAAAATCTGGAATCTTCTTTAAAAAATCATAATCAATATTTGAAATATAATCTGATGAATAACCTGTTATATTATGTGTAACTTTATAACCATAAAGACCTAAACCATTTTGATATGTTTTAATCTCCGATTTTGCGTTACATATCATCGCTGATATCTTTCCACCAACTACTTCAGTATAATCACAAACTGTTTTAAAATCTAACCAAAAGAATAGATCAGTATCAACAGTAATACTAATACCATGTTGCTTAGCAAGTTCTTCAGCTTTCGGAATTGTACCATGAGCAACAATAATATCACCATTTGGTCTAACATATGGTTGAGATAATAAATTATTAGTCTCTTCCATTTCAGGAGTTAGTCGGGAAAATGCAATAATATTAAAATCATCATATGTTCCAAAATCTTCTAATAAACAGTGAAATGCTTCATCAACTATATCTTTAAAACTATTTTCGGGAATAGACTTACTTAGAATATTTAATTCATCATTAGTGATTCTGTTAATAAATCCATTATGTTCGATAACAAACGTATATTCGTCACCACCTTTTGTATTTAATGCTTCTAATATAACTGGAAGTTGTGCACTAATTCTCTGTTTAGTACTATTTAATTTTACAAATGAACACATCTATTTTCCTTTAGTAATTGATATTAAGATATTCTTACATCTTGTAAGTTCGTCGAATTTTCTTTTTGCATCAACTATATCTAATGCAGTTGTATCTGGATGGTAAATTTTAGCTAATCGTTTATATGCTTTTTTTACATCAATTAATGTTGCATCAAAATGTAAATCTAATACATCCCAACAGCTTACACTATTTTTAGCATCTTCAAAATCATTATCTTTTGATGCCTCCTTTTTTTCAAAATCATTTAGAACCTTTAATAAAATCAAACGTGAAAGAATATTCCAACTGAATGCTTCTTTTGATATTTGAATATTTGATAATTTACTAAGGTCACCTATTGTTTCTGTTTCCGAAATAAAGTTATGTACTCTCCAAGCTGAGAATGCTATATATATAACTATAAATACAACAAATCCTGCAATATAAATTGGGTATGATATTACCATCCAAAAAAAAGCAATTGATGTTACTAATTGCAATATCTGCTTTACAGTATCTATAATAAATACTTTTAACCTTTTAAATTTATTCATATTATTCCTTGTTGAATTTTGCCACAAGAATGGATTAGACAATTAAGTCTAATCCTTTTTAGCGTCTGCATTTTCTGCATTTTCTTTATAACCTTCATACATACCATATGCAAATAATCCACCTACAACTACAACTGCACCCAATAAACCGTAACCAACAATTGACCAAAAGTTTGCAAGAATAAATCCTGCACCAACAATAAGTACACCTGCTTGAACGAGTTTATTTTTTAACACTTTTTTTAGATCTTTTTTTGTGAATGACTTTAACATTATTTTTCCTTATTTTTTTTAGATTCTATATAAATTTTTTCAAATTCAACTTCTGTTGGGAACTCTAATGCTCCATGCGCAATCTTATATTTTTTTAACATTTTTAGAATTTCTCTTTCAACGTTGATATTAGTACTAATATCGTTTTCAAAAATTAGATCACCACAATATTCCATTATGAGTCCATAACAATCTTTACCAAAATAGTTAACTTGGATTTCAAGATCATCATAATATGAAATCATATAACAATCACCATTTCTGGTTTCATCATCCCAAACTAATTCTTTTGTAACTTTCATGTAATCCCTTTTAAGATTAATGATAGCAATTTATCAGATCAAAATACATATGATCTAAATTACCATCTATTTTAGTAGTATAAATTCTATTAATAGCCTTATTACTAAAATTGTGAAATATTGCTAATTTTGGATCTAACTTATCAATAACATTTTTCAATGCTACTTGATGGTCAGGTTCTAAATTAGAATATCGAATCATAACATCATGTTCATCATAATATAAGATACTAATAACTAGTTCGATAAATATTGATAACATACCATTTGGTAATACAACATTATCTAATAGAAAATTATACATATCTGGAATACTAATCAGATTATCAACAGAACGATTTCTATCAATATAACCAACAATATTATTTAACTGTTTAACTGAATCATCGTTAAATGGTAACTCATTAATTTGAACTTTATAATGAACATTATCTGTATCATCATCTTGTTTAACTAACTCAACCATATTTGCAGAATCATAATATTTTGCAGAATTTAATAACTCTTGTAAGTCATGAATATCTTGCTCATCATCATAATATACTAAATCTGGTGACTTAAATCTTAATTTCTTAATCAATTTTACCATCACTGAATTAATCTGAGTAATAAACGCTCCACTAAAGTGATGCGTTCTTAAAACAGATTGGATTATCGACTCAGAGATATATGCACCAATAGATGCACCTAATGCTTTCGACTGAGGTTGTTTTTTACCAAAACATTTTTTACAAATTTTATAACCTTTTGATTCACAATATATAGGTGAGCGTAAAGTTACATATGAACCAATAAGACTCATATCTGTTGTATCAATTTCTGAACCATCCATATAATGTCTGGAAAATAATGATTCAAGATGTGTTTTATCAACAATCTTAAATTCAAAACCTCTAGTGCTCCCGCAATCATCATCATCTGATAATTTTAAAAAACCAGTACTGTAATAAAATTTTCTCTGAAGTTCTCCACCTTTAGGAATCGCTTCCTGTCTTTGTGCTAGAGCAAGTCGTGCCGAATCTCCACCCATGAAAAATTCTTTTTTTGTCAAGCCATCTAATAAAGAATTTTTAATATTCTCTTGGAATGCTTTACCATAAATATTTGTCGGTACACCATTATTTGATACAGCTTTTAAAAGTTGTACTGATTTTATTCTTGCGCCAGATTCAAAAACTCTCGATAGAATATTTGTATCTGATTCTTTTACAGCTGGTGTAACCAACTCTTGGAATAATATATCATTCTGATGAAATGCTATATATGGTTCATTAATCAATGTTGTTTTATATTCATCAATCTCAGTATTACCAATTGCAAAGTCGTGTAAATCAAATGTTGGATTACAATCTTGAATAATAGTAGAACACTCTAATAAAAATTTATCAAAGTTATGCATATAAGTAAAGAATTCAACATCTCCAACTTCAGCTCTTAACAACTTTAATAATTTATTTATATTCTTTTTATTTAAAACATATGACCCATCATAAATTTCTTTGTTGCAATTTAAAGCTTTATTTAATACCGCAACAATATATGGATATTGTTTACCAGCAATCACTACTGGTCTACCAGGTGTTCTATTAATGCTATCAATAGTAACATTCATTGAATCGAAATCATCGTATTCATCAATGTCGTATTTACGAATAGTTTTTTTACTTGCACCTAATGATAACATGTATGCGGCATAAATTGATTCATGTTCCAAACTAGGAATCAGGTTTCTATTATGTTCAAACTCGATTGAATTTTCAGTGTATCCATATTTAAATGCTTCTTTAGATTGTTTTGAGGTTAAAGCATATATTGATACTGAATCTCCATCAAAATCAAAGTTAAACATTGGAGCATTCATGGAATTTACTCCAATAACTCTATCTTGTTTAAATCCCACATGTTTATTATCCATATAAACTGAACCGAGTAAAACATTACCCATATTATATCTATATAAAACTGGGGGTCGCTCCATTATCATTCGTAAATCAGAAGCTTTCGCATCTAAGAAATCAATAAACATTTGATCATCGATAATAATATCACCATTTGATGATGTTTGATTATGAACAGTTTCTACAAAATTAGTAATTGAATAATCACCTTCTTGTGCTTCATATTGTTTATTCACAAAATGTAATAACTCAGGCTGAAAAATCTTTTTTACAGTCTCTTCATGCAATGCAACTGAACCTGGAGCAAGTACTGGCTCAGGTACAATAACTGCACGTTGAGATGTCTCAACAGTTTTACCAGCTAATGATTCTCGAACAATACTCTCTTTACGTTGAAAGTTTTTATCTGTAACTTCTTCATATAGTTTATTAACTGATTTTTGATATTTATAAACTGTTTGTCCAAACCCTTCGGATTTAGTTACAAATGCTTTATCAAGAAAAGAATTTTTAATATTCTTAAGAATCTCAGTATATGCTGCTGTTATTGGATGCGCTTGATATTGTTTATTCAATTGAACCAATGGTCTAGAATCTGGTGGAATAACTAAAATAAAATTTACGAATACAAAATCTGCAATTCTAGCATCAGATAAATGATCAATTATATTTTCACGAAATACTTTTGATTTTAACATTGCTCTATACAATTTATGCAGTGTTGTTATATCATACACTTCCTTCATTATCCGCTCTTCTGTCTTTTTAAAGGCACTTCCTTTAATCAGTTTCTGCTGTTGGATCGAATAAAAATAAGGCTTCTGCTTATTGGTTTCATATTTTCTATAATCTAATAAACTCTTAATTGCTGTTTGTCCAAAAACATTTGCTAAGAATGTTTGAAAAATTGGCAACACAATAAAAATATTTTTTGGTAAATCTATTCTACCAAAAGTTGAACTTCGTAAAGTATTTGTATCACATAATACATCACACGTTGGACATCTGATTCCAGTATTCTCACGTGAAAATAAGTTTCCACAATTACAAGAATATGATTTTAGTGGACCAAATATTGATTCACTATATAAACCATCTTCTGTAAATTTGAATTTACCAGCTTTAAGAGGGCTAGGATTGGTAACGCCTCTTAATTTATATGCATTCTCAAAAAGAGAAAATGATAATTCAATAGCCATTATAAACTACCTTTTCTTTTAGAAAATGCTTTTAAACCTTTATCTGATTCTGATTTAATAAAGGTATGAATATGTTTACACGCATTCATAATTTGATCAGGATTTGTACTTTTTGGTGGCTCTAATCTAAACTTTGCTGGATACAATAAAGCTGATTGTTGATGTAAAACATAAGCCCATCTGAACTTAAAATCGTCACAATTACAATATACTTTTAATTGTGAATTTGGTTGCATCTCTTCAGTATCCATAAGAATAACTACATTGTATCCTTTTCCAGATTTTTTATTGACTACAACACCTTCAACCTTATTTGGGGTAACTCCAGTTTTGCGCGCCACCATTGTATTATAATCTTTAGGTGGCTTTGCTAAATCTTGTAATGCTATCATTATTTATCTCCTATTGATTCTGCGATTGTTTTTGCTAAATTACTTTTAGCTTTTTTTATCGTTTGTTCTCCCCATACTAATGCTTCAAATGTACTCTCTCTTACAGTTTGCAATGTATCTGTGTGTATTGTTGATAAACTATCTTTTATCGTTTCTTTTGCTGTTTCCATATCATTAGCCATTATAGCATCTTTTAAAACTTTAATTTTTTTAAACATGGTACCCCTTTAATTTTTTGAATAAAATAAGAAAGACTTACTACATAGTCAAGCGACTCACACCACTCAGCTACAGTTGTCATCGATGACCAACGTATAGCTGAGAGTATGAGACCTATCATATGTAAAAGTCTTCTTCTATTATAGTTATTTCTATGGTAACTGTTTGTATTTCCCAAAGTTAATATAGAAATATATGCATTAATCCCTAGAGATTTTGCGACAAGAATACTGGCCTAAGACCAGTGTAATGTTCGACCTAAGGTCAAAACAATTTTTATATGTTTTCGGAATTTACTTAAATATTCAGTATTATCCCAACCACCATTATATGCGGATATTGCACGATTTCGCGGATTTGATAAGTTTAATCTCTTTGCGGAATTATAACGATCAACTAAATAAACACCAGCAAGTGTTGCTGAAAATGTTAAATCATTTAACAATGCATTAATTAATAATGAATCATCTAATAATAAATGTTTATAATTTGATAATCTTTTATATTTTCGAATTAAAGGTTTTGCTGTAGCAACTTTAAATTGATAATATCCAAATGATCTTTTATTATAAGGATTTAAAGTTCTTTTAGTTATAACTTTGAAAATCTTGCCCTCATAATTTTTTGATTTTTTTATAGTAAACTTAATTTTAATAAGTGCACCATTAACTTTAATGTAATGTTTTAATCGATATCTGTCACCAACTACCGATCTTCTAGCTTCCGTTTCATTAAGCATTAATGCTGAAACAGAATGTCCTAGATGCACTCCACCAATTGTAAATGTTTTTCCAACATTATACGCAAATTCTAAATTATCCTTTTGGATGGTGTTCAGAGTTTTAGCATATAATGTTATTGTAATAAATGTGATTAGAATGAATAACTTCATAATAAATTCCTTGTTTTTCAACGTTTAATGATTCATGTTAGTGAATTAATTTTTTCTCTCCACCTTTTAAAGTATACAAACTTACAAAACATTCAAATAAGCATGATTGTAAGTGAATATTATTCAAAGGCACCAATTTTGCTTGTTGATAGTATTTTGTAATAACATTCTTTAACGGTAATGTTACATCATGATCATTTAATAGTGTACGGTAGATATAATCATAATTTATAGATGGATCAGTTTCCATAAATTTTAACATTGGTGAATAGTAATCATTTACTACTGATTGTGTTGGTGTATTACATATTGTAAATACTTTCTCCATATCTGTCTCAGCAAGTATAACTTGAAAATAATATTTAATATATGATAATATAATATCCTCAATACCAGATGTACTGATAATATTAGCATTTAAATTTGCTAACGAAAATTCACCATTTACCGACGCAGATTGTAAATTATTAATAAGTTCACGAATTCCTTTATTTTTAAAAGAATCAACAACTTGATATAACTCATCTTCAACATATTTTACATTCTCTAAATCTAAAATATGTTTCATTCTAAAATAACATCCATCAACATTAAATGTTGTAAAATTAAGTTTTTCATTAAATCTTTGCAACAATGCTGGATCTAATGAATGTATATTATTTGTCGTAACAATAAATGCGACTTTAGGCATATATTTTTCCATTAGTCCATCTTTCAAAGCAGTTTGCGCTTGAGGACTAAGTTGATCAAACTCTTCGCATATAACAATACGTTGCTTAGAAGCAATTGATGAGTTTATTAACCAACCTTTCAATTCTTCAATACTTGCAACTGATTTTTTTAGAACAAAATAATCATCTTTTGTTTTTACAATACTATGTAATAAAATTTTATTAATTGTTGTTTTTCCGACACCACCTGGACCATACGAGATAATATTTCCCTGTATGTATCCTTGTTCAATAAAACTTTTAATCTTTCTCTCATCTTCAGCTGATTCAAAAACAACTTCATCTATATCTCGAGGACGATGTTTTTCAAACCATGGCTTCTGCATTAAATCTTCCATTGATTCTCCTAAAGTTTAGCTAAGCATCTCTTATATTTTGTATCTAAAACATTGCTAATAAAAGAACTAAATTCTTTATGATAAACAACACTTCCTAAAATGTCCGAAATTGCATCGAAATCATCAAATAAATCATCAAAAGTTAAATGAATACTTTGTAAAATATTAATTTTAATTCTTCTACTGATATCCGAATCTACAATAGCATTCATCTCTTCAAAATATTTTTGAAAAGTTCTATTCATTGAATCAGCAGCTTCTATAAATAGAGCTGTGATTTCACCATTACCTTTTGAGTCTAAGTTATCAATATGATATTGGACCTTTTTATAAATATGGTCCATTGCAGGAGAAAATGTTCTCATTACATATCATCGAAATCTAAATCTGCGCGAACCTCATTAGTGATTGCTTCGATTTGAAAATAGATAGTAGTGATTGCATAATCATTTACTGAGCGAATAAACACTGAACCAGCATTATCATAAATTTCTAAAATAATAGAATCAGGCTTAGCTGTTGGAAATAATTCACGAACTTTATATCTCATAGTTTCACGACCAGTCGCGCTGTGAAATACTTCTTTAAATTTATCATCAACATCAATTGAAAGAATTTCAAAAGTATTAGTATCGATTGTAACATTATAATAAAGCGCACTATAGATGTTACGAGCAGTGATAAGATTTTTTACAGCATCTTTATCAATTTCAAATTTAGTTTTAATTGTTCCAAGATCAACCAATTCTGTCTGTTTGAAGTTAGTAGTATCAGGAGTTGTAATCGCAATTGATGAATGAATTTTTCCAGCACTTGATGAATAAATAAGATTTTTATTTCCATCTTTCATGATTGTAATTGTGTCTCCACCTCTAATAAGTTTTAGAAGTTTAAGATTTAAGTTTGGATCTTGAATGTCCCAATCTTGATCTCCAAAAAGATTTGTAAGATTACAATCAATGATTCCACCATCTTTTGATGCTACCAGCTTACCTTTTTTAATACTAACAACATCTTCGGAACCTAAGTTTGCAGATACGGTTTCAATTGCTGCTGTGAAACCGCCCCAATAATCTGAACGAATGCTTGCAATTTCTGTACCTTCAATTTCTTCATTTGCTTTCGCTGCTTGAGATTCAGCTTTCGCTTGTGCAATCTCTGCTTCTTTTACAGGCTCAACTGCAATATCCATTGGTGAAACTTCAATGGGCGCAACTTGTTGAACTTGTTCAGGTGTTGGTGCAGGTGCAGGTGTATCAGCTAATGCTGCTCCAATGTCAATACCAATTGCTGCTGCCTGTTGAACAGGTGCTACTGCCGCTGCCTGTTGAACAGGTGCTACTGCCGGTGATTGTGATACATGTGTCTCTACTGCTTGTACTGTTGTTGGTGCTTCTACTCTTTCCATTTTTAATTCCTTGTTTGTGTAATATGTATTATTTCTATACTAATGAAAACGATCTTTAAAGATCGTTAAACTATAAACTCAAATGTGATAACATTGTCATTTTGAGTCTCTTGAAAACTATATGGAAACTCTTGTATTGCTGTAACTTTTTTACCATATGCTTCATCAATCATTGAATCCAATGAATACATATAAAACTCTTTTGCAAACTCATTTTTTGATACAAGTTTTTTACCAAGTTTTGTGCTTAATTGTGTAAGTGATACTGCCTCATTAAAAATAATTTGATCTCTATGAACATTTGACACAATTTTAACATCATTGACTTCTAAAGCTTTTAATCTATCAATATAAATCTTCGAGATCTTTTGCATAATATCTTTTGATATTTGAACATGTTCTCTTTTAAAATCTTCTTTTACTTTCGGCTTATTACCCATTGAATCTTTTTTATCATATCTTACCATCTGCTTGCTGCCTTCTTAATATTATTTAACGAACTATCAAAACACTCTTTTAAAAAGTGTTTTAAAGTTTGTTCATTATCTTCATGAAATTCATCTCTTGCTGCATTACCAATCATTGTATATAATTCAATAATGTTCGCATGATGAAAAAAACCTTGTCTTACTTGTTTTTTAAATACTTGTTTCAAAAACCATTTTTCAAACCAATTCATTAATCAACCTTATCTTCAATGTCTGACCACTCAACCTCCGTATAAATTTTTTCAATCATTAAACTTAGATCTTCATCAGATTTTGGTTTAAATGTTTCTTTATTTATTGTAAATGCGAAGCCATATTTTTTATTTGATTTTAATTCTCCTGTAAAAAAGAACCACACTGCACGAATTTCTGTACCTAAACCATCAGATATGATCATCTGATAATGATTCTTATCTTTTCCCATTTTAGCAACTTTTTTAAAAATCGCTCTACCATAAAATAATGGCTTCTTAAATTTCTCACCAAATGGTTGAAAAGCATCAATACTTTTAAATAATTCATAATCTATATCTCGAAGCTCTATTTTACCTAGAGGTTCAACTTGTTTATCAATATATAGATCTGGATGTAAAGCCATTGTATCTTTTTGAAGCTGTTGCCAAAATGGTATCAAATCTTCTTCTGGTACAGATACTCCACATGCAGCTTTGTGCCCACCAGTTTTATCTTTGATAACATATGGATTATCTTTTACTAACCCTAATAAATCAATTGCTCCTGTACTTCTACCTGACCCTGAATATGTATCACCTGCTTTATTTAGTGACATTATTATCGTAGGCTTTCTATGATGCTGAGCAATTCGGCCAGCTGTTGGTCCTAAAATACCTTTTTCAAAATCTTTTCCAGGCACCAATATAAACGGAGCATCAATCCATGATGCATATAAATTATTAATATCTTTCATTAATGATTCTTGCTTTTTCTTTCTAACATCATTTAAAGTTTTTATATATGTTAACCATTCTTTTGATTCCCAATGATTTTCACGAGTTAAAAACATTGCTGATTCCTCAGCATTCGTTAATCTTGATGTAACATTTATTGATGGTATCAAACCAAAAGATAAATCTTCGGCTGTAACATTCGGACGATCATGCATCTCAAAAAAAGTTTTTACCCACTGTCGATGATGCGTTGGAAAAACATGTAAACCTTGTTTAACTATAAATCTATTGATACCAGTTAACGGCATAACATCAGATATTGTTGTTAATGCTAATTCCGGTAAAAATTCAGTATACATATTTATAGGAGTATTTGATACTTCTTGAATTGCATTAAGGAAGTACCAATATACAAACGTCCCATTAATATTTGGATATGGAAATGAATCTGCTTCTTGATGTGGATCAACAACGATTGCATCAGGTAATCCTCTATATGAGTCTACTTGATGGTGATCAGTTATGATTGTATCAATTCCTAATTCTTTTGCTCTGGCACATGCTTCTAAACTTGTGATACCATTATCAGCTGTTATGTATAATCCAACATTGTCATTAATTCTATCATTAACATATTTTGGTACAAAACCATAACCATTTTTACGGTCAGTAATTATAACTTCAATGTTCGCATATCCAAACACTTTAAAGAAAATCATAGATAACATATATGTTCCTAGCCCATCTGCATCACTATCATGAACAAAAACTATTCGCTCATTGTTATTTACAGCTTGCATAAATCTTTGTACTGCTAAATCTAAATTCAACATTGCTGATGTTCCCGGAACCTGTTCCCATGATGTGACGCTATCATCAACTGTTGATGATAGGTGTGTCACAACGTCTTGTTGTGTTAGTGCTCTCATTATTTATCTCCAGTAATCAAAAATTGATTGATAATTATTTGCATATATCATAAATGATGCATGTGATAGTATTAATAAAATAAAACTTTTTATCCCAAAATCAGATATATCATCTGATATTGATAACTTAATAAAATTCGCATAGAGTGTCCCAAATAACACATATAAAATTAATTCAATAGATAAATGATACGGTGTAAGAAGGACTCCAATAAGAGTTAATGATAATAATAAAAAATTAAAATGTTTATACGAACGACCCAAAATAGCGTTCATATAAATTCGAATATTCATTAAAATTAGTAATGTACTAAAAAAATAAAATATATATAACATCATATTAACCCATCACACCGATTTGAATATCTGTTGAATATTCATTAATATCTTCAATGATACCTTCTGATTGTGTTTCTCTTTCTAAACACGCTTCACACGTTAAACATGGAACATATCTTTGATATATAGCATCACCATCATTGTCCCCATCGTTCCAAGTTTGTAACTTATATGGTTCATAACAAGTCCAAGTTTTTTTATATGGAACTTTAAAAGTTTTACAATCTTTTACGATTTCAGATTTATATCCATCTTTATATGGTGCATATATTTCAACATCAAGATTATCATTTAAATTCAAAAGATCTGCCAACTTACTAGCAAATTGTGGACTAATATCCCAATAATCTTTTGCATAAATATCTGAATGTTGATGAATACCTAATCCTAAACTTAGTTTAGTTATTCTTTTATCATTTGCTATAATTTCTCCAACAACAGCTGCCATACTCATAAATAAAAGATTTCTTGATGGCATATAATATTTCATATCTGTTGTTTCTTCAGCGTGTCCATTCTCAATATTATCTCTAAATGTTTTAATAACATCACCAACGGTGCTAGTAAAATCAATAACAATTGTATCTAACAGTTGTTCCCCATAAATATCTTTAAAATGTTTCCATACATTTTTTTGAGCGTGCATTTCAACAATATTGACTTGACCATAGTTGTAATTTATAGGTAAACATGTTTTACCTTCGGATAAAGCTCTAGCTAATAATGTTGAACTATCTAATCCACCAGACATTGATACTACACATAATTTATTATTCATAATTTTCTCCCCATTCATTTAAAGCTTTTACAAATTCTGTATAAGCTATATCTCTTTTTGCATCCGATGAAAAAACCATTGTTCCTGAACGATGTTCAGTACCATTAGTTGTTGCACCATGTAACCATATTCTCTCAGTTTGAATATCCATTCTACTTCTACTGATTACTTCATAACCATTTGAAGCCTTAAATACAAATCCCGAACCTACAAAATCATCTCCTTTAAATTTAGTTTCATCTGATTGTTGTAAAATATCAAATGTTAATCTCTTAGCAGTCTTAAATAAATAATACGATAAAATTGCTTTACCTTTTTTATTCATAACAATGTTAAGATCATGCGGATGATCCGCATCTGATTCTTTAACTTCTAAATAATTCTTAGATTGTATATATGTCCAATCAACATCATTAATATCTTTAAATGCTAAAAAACCTCTATCTAATTCTTCTAATAAAAAACTAGTTTTTGATTCCATAACTGATTCAATTGTGTATTCTTTATCGAAACTTATGAATTTATCACCAGGTGATATTGCGTCCCATGTTAATGTTTTACTGATCATGCTTCCTCCTTATGAAAGTGCATATGTTAAAATATTAAAATCTTTTAATATTTTATTTATTGTTTTTTTATCTGATGTTACAACTAAGTATGATGGAATTGTTGGGTGATAATATAAATACTCAATTGTCACTTCAACATTTTTCATATGTTTTAATTTTTCATAATGTTTTTCATTGTATGTGTAATGAAGTTCACGTAATTTTGTAGCTATAACTTATCCTTATTATCAAATAATGCAACCAATATCGCAATAATTGGCCAAAGTAATACTAAACAAAATTCAAATATATATATATACCAATTCCAAGATTGAGATGATCTTCCAATAAATTTTGTACCAATATAGACATATGAAGCAAATACTAAAATATATAATATATTTAAAAAAATTTCCATTATAATAACTCCTTGACCAATTTAGATGCAATTTTCATATCGATGCCTTCGATATCTTTTAAATCTTTCATTATGGTGCCCATATTTGGTTTTTCATATTTCGCAATTATCGCAATTATTGTTCCAGATGTTTCTTCAGGACTTAATGCTTTAGGCATTAATGCTTCTAATACATCTACTTGAATTTGGCATTCAACACCTTGATTTAAAGCGTCAATAGTTTGCTTATATTCACTTTTAATTGCTGCTGCGACGTAATCATCGTATACACCTTTTCCAGCGCTCTTGCGCATCTTATCAACCTTATCTACAATTAGTCCAAGTGTAGCTTGTTTAACAAAATCAACTTCAACTTTTTTTGTACTTGGGATCTTTCTTAAATGAATCCACTCTTCTCTAATACTTTCATAATCTCTCATAATTAACACTCCAAATCTATTTTATTTACACCTTGCTCTATAAGATGGTCTCTAAGAATTTTCATCATTATATACATACCACCTAACTCACATTGACAATTAAATAAAAGAGTTTTTAATATTAATATTAAAAACTCTTTATCACTTTTCTCAATTAGTTTATTAGCTGCTGTTGATAATATTTTAGTTTCATCTATTGTAAATTTATCAACATCAATTGCATCATATTTCATATAAAGTTTTGAACTTACACCAAAAATAGATACACCAAAAACTCCTTCAGGAATTAGTGACATAAATGCAATTGAGTTCATTCGATCATAATTGTCTGATACAAAATCATCTCTCATTTCTAAAATATTCTCTTCTTCTAAATCACAAAACGTTTTATAAGTCATTAATTCGGGGCTCATAATTATTCCTTAATTTTAATTTTAATTTCACCATAATTAAATGCAGCATGTTCTGCAAAATTTAAAATTTCTGTAACTATAAAATCTTCTCCAATTGTTTTAGATGATTTATAATATATTTCCACTAAATCTATAGCATTGTCATTAGAGCCAGTTTCTATAAAAAATAAACACCCATCATTTTTAAAGTTTGGTAAATGTAGTATTAAGTTTATAGACTCATTCTCAAATGTTAATATATCAGTTAAGTGTAAATCATTGGAATTAATCGAAACATTTTTACAAACTCCTTGATTGATGAGTCGTGTTAAAACATCTTTTGAAAAGGCTTTTCCTAGTTTAAAATTTATTTTCATTTTAAATTCTTTCTAAATTTTTTAAAAGATTCGATCATATATATGAATCCACCTAATACTAATATTACAAAAAGTAATATTACATTGATTCCAGGCATCACTAATATAGTATACCACCCAAAATTTTTAAACTCTTTATCATCTTTCATCTCATATATACTTGACGCGAACACAATAAGTGCAATGATCAAACTACTAAGGACGAACCATAAATCTTGATCAGATTTTGAAATAAATACACTAATGTAACTAACAGTTACATTTGGCATTAATAAGATTCCCATCATTATAATATCTAAAGTTTTTCTACGCATTGTCTTTTTCCTTTTCATATTTTTCATCTAGACTTTGAAGTCTAGATATAATTTCATCATCGGTCATATAAGGTGTTCCAGGTGGTTGCGTTAATCTTCTATGATCGCACACTGCAACCTTTCTAAACATTATCTGATCTTCTTCTGATCTGGAACTAACCGAGTTTGCTTCAAAATACTCTTGAGCATTTACCAACATTATATTATAAGCTGTTAGAACAGCTTCTTCCTGTGCTAATAATTTTCTAGCCTCTTCAAAACTTAACGCCATCTGCGACTCCTTTTTCCTGGATATTCTAAAGATTTATAATCATGTATTTCTTGATATTTCAAATTTTCAAAACATGATACATCTAAATCTGCATATTTATTAATGTGTAATTTTGCATTCCCCATTATCTTTTTCTGTATTTCTTGAATGGATAGTTCCCTTTTAATTAGAGACTTTACATTTTCACTCTCCCAATAATATGATGATTCAACTGCTGCTTCTGCTTGAGATGCCAAAAAATTATATGGATTAGATTGTTCATAAATTATCAACATTAGATAACTATCCATTTTTTGTCTATCTCCTGCTATACCTGCTATACCATATTGACTATTAATTATTAATCCTAAATTATCCATATAACAACCTTTTAATAATTTCTACGCATGCGAAAATAATAAGCTGTTTTTTTTGCAGCTGATGACTCAATTGAATCAAGTTCTGCATAACCTTGATTAATTAATTCTAATACTTTTTTAGCATCATAACAATAATAAATTGTGTCCCTATATTCACCGGAACGATCATCCCGCATTTGCCAACCATCATCTAATGACTGATGGTTATAAATATCTGCCATATCAATCACATCACCATGACCTAGATGTAACTCATGAGGTTTAAGGTCCTTTTTTTCTTTTCTAACTTCTTCCAATATTGTATCAAGTTTCGACTCATACGCATATTCATTAGCATCAGATAATGCTTCATACATTAAAGTTTTATATTTACGATTCTTCATCTGTTCTCCATTTCTTTAAAAGTTTGCGTCGCTGTTTCTTTGGTAATAATCGCATAACTTTATGTTCAACACTAAAAGTTCCTCGATATGTGTCTACTATTTCTTGAACACAATTATATACAATAGTTGCATCATCTAACACTCCATCAATAGTTGCCTGATCCCATAAATTATGATCTTTTGTAAGCTCGTATATATTTGCACGATGTTTTTCACACCATTTATTTACTCTGGTTGATAAATTTCCTATATATGAATTTCTAAAAACATCTCTTGAAATATCTTCATGTTTTGGATCATGTTTTTTCATGATCGATATATATGATAAACCCGTTGATTTTCCAATCTTCTTTCCACTATCATGTTTATCAGGATAATTTATAGGATCATAATTTTCAACAAATGCTCCTTTTTTGATGTCATCGTCTGTCATCTTATTTCCCTTTTTCATATTACACTTTGTGCACATACATTGCATATTTGAGAGATGATCTGCACCACCTTTTGATTTTGGGATTATGTGATCTTTTGTCATTTGAATTTTATCATCTGACCATAAACATAAATGGAATGAGTGTGGACCATTTTTAGAATCATTGTTGCTAGCAATTCTAAAATGTGATCCTGCTCTACCACATGATGAACATACTGTGTGTTTTGTAAAAGTGTTTAATCTCAAACCTTCAACTTTTACTCTAGTATCATTTAATATAACATATGATTCGTCAGAGTTGATATATTCAACTATTTCATCAATTGCATATCTCTCGGGTTTTAAAAAATATGTTTTATCATATCCTTCATCATTTCTTGGTTCTCTTTGCTTTTTATTCTTTGACATTTCTTATCCTTTATGTTCTTCAAAAGTGTTTTGAATTAAAAAAACATTAGCCGAAGCTAATGTTTAAATGTTTAAAGTTCCATCATCGTTTGTATTAACATTGAAATATTGTTTTAAATATTTTGACATAACATCAAAGAGAAAAGGTGATCTTTGCGGCATTTCTGATAAACCTGTTCCTAAACCATCTTTTGGAAATACTATCGTCCAGTCCTGAAATTCAGGGGACGCCATTACTTTTGACAAATTAAATAAATCATTTGTCAATGATTTATAATCTGATTGAGTGTCAGCATAATATGAACTATCACTAACACTTGGTAATCGTTTTGTAGCTACTCCGACTGCATTAAAACAATCTCGAATAACTGCTTGTCCTCCTCGACCTGCACGAATAGTGTTATCACCAAAAACATATAATTTTTTAGGATTCGCTGATAACATTCCAATCGTATACCATTCTTCTTCAACTTCAACTATCATAATTTCCCTTTAATTTGTATTTATTCTTCAAGAAGACCGAAGTCTTCTTCTTCTATATCCTGAAATTGATTCATAATTTACTCTGCTACTAGTGCTTCAATATCAATTGAAGGAGTTGCTGCTGGTGCATCAACTACAATACTTGCTGCTGCTGCTTCTTCTGCTGAAACTGTTGTTGCTGGTGCTACAACTGCTGCTGCTTTTGCTGCTGCTTTTTTAGCTTCTGCTGCTGCTTTTGCTGCAATCTTTGCTGCTTTTTTAGCTTCGGCTTCTACTTTTTTAGCTTCTGCTGCTTTAGTTCTCTCTTCTTTTTTTGCAGCTTTTTCTGCATCTGCTACTACTTTAAGACGAGCTTTCTCAACTTTAATTGCTTCTTTGTGTTCATCAGCTAATGGTGCTAGAGCTTCTTTTGCTTCTTTTAAAGTTTCTTTTGCTGCTTTAACTGCTTCTTTTAAAGCTGATTGTTTCTTAGATGCTTTTGCAGCAACCATATCAACGATCATTTGAGAAGCTCTATCATTTGCTTCTTTAAGAATTGATCTAATATCTTCAACCATATCTAAAGGAATCATAACATGAGCTTGAACGAATCCACCCTCAACTGAAGTACTTAAACCATCCATTGAAATGTTTGATAAAACTTTTGATGTTCCATTATTAAATTGAACAACTGCTGTGTTGTTTTTTCCACCAAAATCTTTTGCTGTTAGTGAAACATTTTTATCTGCATGAACTGTTGCAAGGTCTGCATGTAATGTTGAAAAGTCGAAATTAACATCAGCTTTTAAATCAGCTGGGATAACTTTTTGTACGCGTGCAATATCATCAACTTCTGTTTCTTTTTCAGCTTTTGCTGCTTCAACCGCTTCATCAACTAATGCTTTTGCTGCTTCAACCGCTTCAACCGCTGCTGTGTGTGTTTCTGTTTTTTCAAGCACTTCTACTTTTTCCGCTTTTGGTGCATCAGCATCAAATAAATCTGCTGTTACATCCACTACTGCTTCTGTTGTTGCTTCTGTTGTTGCTTCTGTTGTTGCTTCTGTTGTTGCTTCTGTTGTTGCTTCTGTTGTATTCATCATTGGTGTTACTCCTGGTGTTGTGTTTGATACTGCCACTGAAGGCGCCTCCACTGGTGCTGTTACTGGTGCTGTTACTGGTGTTGTTACTGATGTTGTAGTATTGTTGTTCATAATTTTTCCTGTTCCTGTTTCGGGTTATTGATATGTAGAGCAGAGATTAAATCTCATCAATTGTAGTGTTCAAGTGTTTCAACTATAATTATCTTTACATCTTTATCTCTTTATCTATCTAATCTTACAAAACGATCTTTATCGATAAAGATCGTTTTAACTATTTACTAAATAATATAGTTTAAGTTTTGATCTAGATTTATAATCATAAACCTCTGATAACTTTTTAGCAATAAATTGATCACCACCTATCACTTCAGGATTAAGTTTTGTCCAATTTTTCATAATTGCTTTTAACATTCTTTCTCGATCAAATTTTTCAATTTTATCGAATGATGCTAGTGCTCTAGCAACTGCTCTAGTTGCTGTAATACCTGTGAGTTTTATCACTTCTTTATTGAAAAGAATAAATTCTTCTAAATCAACAAAATCAATATTTATTGGTAATCCATGTTTTACATGTTTTGTTGTTAAATTGAGTTTTTGATCAATAACAGAAAACGCTATACCATGTTTTAGTAACATATTAAATAACTGCTTATAGTTATTATCTGTTGCACCATGTGATTCTAAATGATCTACTAATCTCCATGATGAACCAGTTGTGTTAAGTTCGGAAATTAAATTGTAGTCACCCTCATCTACAGTGATGTAACTAAAAGGTAGATTATTTTTTTTACAATAAAGGAATCTACCATGACCATCTAAAATTACTTTATGTTTATTTACCTGACCTGGTTGAATATTTCCTCCATGTTTGATAATTGATGCTTCTAAATCTGGGTCATGTTTACGGTGTTTAGGTTGTGATGGGTGCATTTTTAATGAACCATATTTAGTTGTCTCGTTTACGTGTAATCTTTTTCTTTGCATTTTACTCATTTTAATTTCCTTAACTTTCGTTTACGCGTTATGTGCAGCAGTATTTGCTAAAACATCAACTCGTTCATTATATTCATCACCATTGTGACCCTTAACCCAATTGAATGTTATTTTATGCTTATCTCTTAAAGCATCTAATTCCATCCAGAGTTCCTTATTTTTCACTGGTTTTTTCGCAGCTGTTTTCCAATTGTTCTTTTTCCAATTAATCATCCATTTTTCAAGTCCATCTAAAACATACTTTGAATCAGAATATAATTGAACATCACATGGTTCTTTAATTGATTCTAATCCTTTAATTACGGCGGTGAGCTCCATTTGATTATTTGTAGCATGTTTAAAACTACCAGAACCTTCTTTCTCATGTTTACCAAAGATAAGGATAAATCCCCATCCACCTCTTCCTGGATTACCTAACGCTGAACCATCTGTGTGTAATTCTATTTTTTTCATTTAGATCCCTTAAAAAACTCTAACTGTTTTTTATAATGTTTTATTTTTGTGAAATGCTCACTGATTTTTTACCAACACGTGTAACGCGATTAGTTTCAAAATTTACTTTAACTAAATATGGATAAACTGTAACCTTACTCTCCACATAATGTGGTTGTAAAGTTCCACCTGCACCAATACACATTACCCAAGTTGCACTTGTATTTGTACTTGCAAATATACCATTTGGTTCTGCTTGACCTACTACTCCACTCATACGACCAGCTGTTGAACTAATATATTTATGTGTTAACATAAAAGGGTTTGTTAATGATGTATCATAAGGAAGTCCGTAACCCATTGATTGACATTCACCTTCAATCATTCCGTAATCGCTTCTCCATACAGAGTGCGTTGATACACGCTCATTGCGTAAGTTATAAAGTTTAATTAAAAGATCTCTTTCTAGAGACCAAGCACTCGCTGGAACGGGCTGTCCTTTCGCGAATTGTGTTTGTTGTCTCTCAACTGCTTCTGATTCTTTATTTGCTGCTGATTGCGTTCCACACGCGCTAAATGTTACGGCAACTAGAGTTGCGATTAATACGATTATTTTTTTCATGATTTTACCTTTTTGTGTTTTTTATCTAACTGATTATCTAACTGACGCTGATTGGACTCTAAGCATCGACTGTTGTTTTCTAAGTTGATTGATTACATCTTCATCTGTTTCATGTGCAAGTTGATATTCAATCTCTGCAAGTTGTGCTGCAAAAACATTTTTTGCTTTTTTATCAGCATTTTGTTTTTGATATGAGTTTTGAAAAACCGCATTCTCAACAGCAGTTTGACCGATTAGTCCAACTGATCTAGCAATTCCAAAAATTACCATAAGCAACAATACAATTGCACTTATCCATAATACCCGTTTTAAGGCATCTTTTCTATCTTCTTTAAATTCATGGTAATATCCCATAACTCTCTCCCTTATTTTCTTTATTTAATTAAATATAATACAAATGATATAAGTTCATAGAATGTTACACCTATGAATAATACATCACCAACTAGCATCAATCTCTGTAACTCCATCTGACGATAGATCTTATAGATTTCAACTCTGTGAACTTCTTTTGCTTTTGACCAAGCAGGTTTTAAGATCATCCATTGCATAATGAATATAATAGTTAATACATAAATAATGTAACCATTTCCATCAAGAGCAACAATTCCTAAAACGATTAATTGTAATATTAATCTTAATAACATGAGTTACCTTTCATAACATCATTAAAGTCTTGAACCTGATGTTCATTGGCAATTGTTTTTAAAAACAATCTAGATTTTAAAGTAATAAACATCTCTTGATTATCGTCCCATCTTGTTGAAACAACACGGCTTCTTTTTACAAAGGCTTTACCAATTACTGCATAACGATTATAAACAATTCCTTGCCATAATAAATTATAAGCATCAGTTGTTGCATCCTTGTCGTCGAATCTCAAAATAGTATAATGAGCGTTTGTTCCGTAAATTGTGAGCTGTTTATTTGAATCGAATGAAACACCTTCAATTGCTCCAGATAAAAATAAGTTATTATTAATATCTATATATTTTTTGGAATGATCATCATCCACCAATTCCTGATGTTGTTCATATGTTATTTCACTATACTCTTTACATTTTTCAAGAACTTTTTGAAACTCTGTTTTATTGATCTCAAAAAGATTAAAATATACATAATCTAATTCTACCATATTCAATTGATTCTCTGTATTGATTTCTTCATCAAACCAATCAATAAACATTTTGCCATTTTCTTTTGTAAACATCCCAGTTTCTACATTAAACATTTCTGTCCTTTTTTTAAACGATTACTTCATCCATCACTTTAATTAAATAATCATATGTTATATCTTCACCTGCACTAATCTTTTTGAAAAATATTTCAAAATATTGCAAGTCAACTCCAGTTAATTGATCCTTTAACGTTGTTTTATCATATAGGTCAAAATCATTAAGATTGAATAAAATCTTAGTTGTCTCAACTGTTGATACCACCCATTTTCGTTTTTGAAATTTATTCATACGAATAATAGATGATAGTGGATACTTTGATCCAATATATTTTAATTGTTTTAATCTAATAGCTTCAGCCGCTGGTAGATTCATAACAACACCTTCGTCATATGTCCAATAATTTGTCGCATGTACAAAATCATAGTTCTTGTGGATAACTTGAGGCTCTCCCCAAAATCTAATAACCATTTGTATATTATCCGACAATGTTATTGCATTCTCTGATAAAAATACTGGTCGAAATTTTGTTTTTCGCTTCTTTTCATTTTCAGATTTTTTATCATCTTTTGCTGAAAATGTTTCTTTTGCTACACCATTTGATGGTATATAAATTCCAACGGTTTGTGTGATATCATTATAATCTAATTCAAATGAATCTTGCGATTTCATATTAGACATTTCGGATGACTCTGGATATAACGTATCGATGATTGTACAACGATCTTCTTTTGACGTTTTTTTATGAATCATCATCACTGATTCACTATTTAAATCAGTGAATTGTTGTATGTAATATAATGTAATTTTTTCTAATGTTTTTAAATTGTTAAAATATACATCATAATCATTAACTTTTTCTCCAAGCATCATACTTGGAATACAGCCACCTGTAACAATAATAGATTTTTGAACTTCTGTTTTTAGTTCAATTGGCAAAGTCGATATCCATTTATCCATTTTCTGCTTTATTGTAGCATGTATTGTTTTATCTGAGAATGGTTTTAGTTTTCGTTTGTTTTTTTGCTTCATTATATAACCCTTTAAATAATTGCCAACAGTGTTGCAAATGCAACGAATCCTACAACTGCTCCATTGCTGTCACCAATTAACCAGCCGATACCTATAGACACCGCTAATAATAACCAACCAGTTTGTGTGATTTTATGCATCGTATTCTCCACTCTTAAATTTTTTGATCATTTTAAGAATTGATTCTTTCTCTTGTATTGTACCTTTCTGTTGAATAAAACTTTTTAATAGTTTTAAATTTTTAAAAGTTACAATAGGTGATTCGAATAATTCTAGTTTATCCATTTCATCATTATCATATGGAACAGCACCATTAAAAACAACTGCAGTTGTTGTTTTTGTATCTGGAACATTAACCCAACCATTATCCATTTTATCTTGGATATCGCTCCCACAAAACTTTTCAATAAATTGATCCTCATCAAAATTTTTGTCTTGCTCTAAACACACATCTAAAAATGCTAGATCTAGTCTAGGCAATTCTTGCATATCTTGCATTATTTACTTCCTTTAATAATTTGTAAATGTTCAACTGTTGATTTCTTTTTAAGTTTTCTAAACTTGTCCCAAAACTTGCCTCTATCAATATGTGTCAAATGTCTTGCAGTATGTAATGAATTATCTCCAGGTAATAATCCACCCAAACGATCATATGCATTCTCTTCAATTGCTAAACCTTTAGCATGATTCGATGCATAAATTAATGCTGCCTCATATAATACTCGTTCTTGCTTATTAAAATTTGTCAATAAGGTAATGTCTCTTTTTTCATGAGATTGATCCATTAAATTTTGCAATTTTTAGTCCTTTATCTTTCGATTTTTTCTAGCTTGATTGAAAGATAATGTTTTAGCATATCCAACATTGTATGTTAATTCATCTGGCTTATACTTGTCGTATATAGCAAGATTAATGTCATCTGCATCTTTATATGCAGAAGTGTTTAAACTGTGTATAAACTGCTCTAAATCGCTATCCAACACATCATATGTTTTACAATAATAATCAAATTGATATTGAACATATTCATCGTATGATTCTTTCCATTCATATCGTTTCTGTTGATATTCATAAAATTTTCGACCTTTTAATTCATCTGAAAAATAATCGAAAATATAACTATCAACATCAAATGCATCAATATCTTCAGGAGACATTCCTATAGCATCAAATTGATTCTGAAGATACACATATGCATCAAAAATACATTTTTCTTCATTTTGTAAATCTTTATGTGTATGAACATTGATTTGATATCTTGGGCTAATATTCATATTTTTAGTATTTCTATCATGCAGCGTTAATTGAATTAACTCAAATGATTCATTAAAATTATGAATGAATAGTTTAACAAAATCTAAACGTATATTATTAACTTTCTGGACTTTAGCATTAGATATGATCAATTCATTATCTGAGGCAACATATTCTGTAAATTTTGTATCTTCACCTTTATATGTTTCTAACAATATAAATAAATCATCAACGAACTCGTTAATATCATCAGTTGCTATTTCAGAATATGTTGGTTTGAATTTATCAATCGAAGCGATGCCTTGACCAAATATTTCATAACCATATTCAGTTAACCATATTCCAAATTTCCAGTTTGAAAATTCTTTAAGATAAAACCAACATATTTCAGCTGGACCAAATTCGAATATAAAATATCCATCACCATATACATCATTTTTAACCGTGAATGGAATCATTGAAAGAAGATTCTGATGAACTTTCTTATTACGTTTTTTAGTTTGTCTCTTGTTCATGTAATCTACCTTTAAGTACATCATCTAAAGTGAATGGTGCATCTGATCTATCAATAGAATCACTTAACCATTTTTTTCTCATAACTGGCCTTTTAGTTTTGTCTATAATAACTGCTTCAAGTATTGTTCCAAATATGAACGGGTAGTACTCACTATCATTTAATAAAATACATTTAAAAACCGAACCTATTTCGTTTGTTTTATATATATCATTATCATCTGATGTTAATGGATATACCCATACTCCCTCACCTCTACCATTTTCAAATTCTTTTTCTAAAAATGGTAAATTTATTTTTAACATATCAGGAGTATTAATAGATATCTCAGCGTTAAATAATTGCTCATTCGCATGTGCAACACCTACCTCATCACAATGTTTTGTCATCTCTAACAATTGTTGATTTGATGGTGGATTTCCTAATTGAAATTTATAATCATAAGGTAGAGTTACTCTTTGAAGATTTTCTGCCTTTTGAACTAGTCTTATATTTTCTATATCATCAGCCATTTCTAGCTCCTTAATTTTATTTTAAATTATGCTCTGATTCTAATTTTTTCAATTACGCGTAGTGCAGCACCTTCACCATTATCTCTATCATATGCCCAAGTATTAAGTTCATCTGATTCTAAAGATATTTTCATAACTCTTCCTTTTAAATAATCAAATTGTTGAGTTTCTTTTAATAATTCAGAAGCCTCAGCTTCTGTCATATCAGTAGGGTCAAAATGCAACATTCCCATACCAAGAGGTTTAGATGCATTATATAATGCTGCTAATATCTTTGCTTTATCATCTTCATAAAATTTTACTGTTGACATAATTATACCTTTAAGTTGTTTAAAATAGCCGGACTAATTGTATCTGTTGCTATTTGTGGTTTGTGATCAACCACTAATCGTTTTGCAAATGATTCGGCAATTACAAAATTATCTGGAATATCAAAATAACGATCCATAATTTCAAATTTTGCTTTATCAAAATCTAATTCTGATTTAAATTCAGTAACTGTAACATACATTCTTGCACCATATTGACTAATAAATGCATATTGTGATTGTGTGAAATATAAAGGAATTTCTAATCCTAATTTTCTTATTTCTGAATCTATATAATGTCTAGCATTTACTATTCCAACATCATTACATTCAAAGTCTCTAATCTTAACTCCTACGGGATTTGATTGAGACGCATTAATTACTGCTCTAACACAAAAAGCTTTTGTATCTATTGGTGCTTGTTCCTGTTTGCCGAAACCATAATGGAATGATACATATTTGACACCAGTCTTAAATTTTGATCGCATAGGTTTAGCTGTTGATCTTCTACGACCGACTGCTCCTGTACCTGTTGCTTTCTTATAAGTTGCTTTTTGAATGAGTTTTAGTGTTGATTCAAAATTGTTAAATTCTGTCTCATTAATAAATAAATCTGTTGCAACTTCTAATGCTTCCTGATATGTAAACAAACCTTTTACTCTATGAAGATTTTTACCATCAGTTAGTAATAGAAAATGTTTTGCAAAAGAAGTTGTTTCCTCTACGAATCCAGAGTTTAATCCAAAAGTTTGAGTTCCATCTGCCCACACATTTAAATGTTTTGGCAATAAACCCTTTTTAAAGAATTTATTAAACTCTGTTATTGTTGGTATTCTCCAACGAGGAAATAATGTTGTATCTGATGTATCAGATACAACAGATACATCTGTATCATCAATTTCATCAAGATTATCAATTTTTACATCAACAACTTTTTTCATCTCAGCATCAACATTACCATCAACTGGTTTTGCATCTATCAAAGCTTTTTTATTTGATTGAACTTCTTGCTTAGCATAAACATAACTAAAAAATCTTTGTGCTAATGTTACTCGTTCATTCTTCGATAAGGTCAAGATTGCAAAATCTTGCAAAGTATCAAAAGCATCTAATGTACATCGACCAATTTTTCCAAAATGTTTATCAACTTTCATTATCTCATTATAAAACAATCCCTCAAACTTAAAGATTAAATGATAATCATCATTCTTATCAATAATACATACAATATCTGTATGTTTTGATCCTTCCATTATATCTACAAATTTCATTAATTTTCTCCTAATCCCGAAAACTCTTCAAAAGCCTTTTGTGTGGCAACTTTAATCATATTACGTCGATTGATTGATCGAACATTTTTTACAAATGTTTTGTTTAAATTTAAAATGTTTGAAATGTGTGCTGCTGATCCTGATTGGTTTATCAACCCTTCATATGCAACTTGCATTGGCATTTTAATTCTTTTACTAAAATTTTTTAATTTATCATAATCCATACTATGAATTTGTGATATATCAACGATCGCTTCTGGATGTAATGACATCCCTTGATGGTACATAATTTTGATACTAATATACTCCAATATATCATTATCTACAGATACATCACCTTGACAATTATAATCTTTATATAAGTGAGTGTATGTTTCACCGTCAGTTTTAAAAGGTTCTCCAAAGAGATCAAACTCGATCCCTGAACCATTAAATTTTATATCTAAAGTATCCAAAAATAATTTTTGGATACTTAGAGCCAATCTTGTAAGGTTTATCATTACGCAACCTTTTGTAATTGTAATTGCCATTTATCTAAAGAAATTATTTCTTCAGAAGAATGTCTTTTCATTGGTACTCTTAAACCGGCTAATTCAAGATTCATGATATCAAATTCTCCAACAACGATTATATCTACTGTTGCAACTAATTGCTCTATACTCATTTCATTTACATCTGTAATCATTTCTGATCCTTTTTTAGTTTTTTGAATCTGTTAATTTTACTTTATAAAACATATTCTTGTGATTTTTCTTTAAAGCTTTGTGATCATAAACTCTGCTCAATTGAAATAAAGTATCCTCTGATCCCCCTATACGTATAGGATTAAGAACATCCCAATATGTTACCATTTTTTTAATTAAATGTTTACGACTGAAGCCTTGAACATTATCAAATTTTGCTATTGCATCAGCAATAGGTTTAATTGCTACAATATGTGATAGTCCTTGAACATCTCGGATATATCTCATAAACTCTTCTAATACTATAAAGTCAATTTTTATAGTTTTACCTTGTTTGACATAATCTGGTTTATAACCAGTTTTAAGAGATACTGATGAATATCCTAAATTATATTTTAAAAGCAAATCAAAAAGTTTTTTATACTCAGAGTCCGTTCTACCATGAATCTCAATCTTGTCACTCAGTGTTAATTTTCTTGAGCACTCATTTAATTTTACAAATGTTTTCGTATCTGAATGTACAACTATATAACTTAATAACAGGTTATGTTTTTTACAGATTTTTAATCTTCCATGGCCATCAACAATAACCATATTTTTATCTACCTGAATTGGAATAAGATTTGTACCTTCTGATAAAATATTTTGTTCTAATTTAGTATTATATTTGGTATGTTTTGGATACATAGAATTTTCTTTAAATTTTGTATATTCTTTTGTATATGTAACACCTGTTGTTATTTTCTTTATATTGTATTTTGACTTTAATTCAATTTTTGGTGATTTTGTATTTGCTTTTGACATTTTTAATTTCCTTGTTAATTACCTTCCGGTTCCATTATTTCGCACTAAATTTCGCACTACCAATCGACTATATCTGAATCGATATAGTCTCCTGATTCTTCTGACATTATTGAATTACTTTTTGGATCACAAATTGCACTTCATCTAATACAACATGACTTGTAACGAGTTTCCAATAACCATTATGCATATAATTGTTTACACTATCAATGTCAACAATTTTAATTGTTCCTATCTCAGCGTTTAGACGCTCATCTTCACGGCGTTTTAGGATGCGTTCCATCATTGCATTATCATGGTGAATGTTTTTAATTTCTTCTTCATGTTCTTGTTCTTTAACTGTCTCTCTATATGCAATTGCTTCCAAATCAGCAGCAAAATCAGCTGCTTCTTTTTCTTTTATCTTAACAGATGCTGCTTGGCGAACATCTATAACAGCATCGATATAACCCTTGTATTCAACAACTTTATGAACAGTAATAATTGTATCACTTTCACCACTGGATCTACCCATATTTCTTAATTCCTGTTCTGAATAATTTGGTTGCATACCAATCATTAGATCTTTGAAAAATACCATTTTACCATTCTCTAATGTTTTACCTACAAATGTGTCACGACCTCTATCACCTTTAACTAATAATACTTCTATTGCTTCTATATTTTCTGACATTTTTAACTCCTCAGTTGTTTAGGTGCCTACCTTTGTCCTTTAAGACTTTTTTGATTTAAAATTAAATCACCATATATTGCTTAGTAAGTACTCCTAGGAATACTTGTTAAAGCCCTCCGAAGAGGTACCTATTCAAATAAAGCTTCTAAAGCTTTATTATTTTTTCTATTTCTTTCTTGTTCTTTTTTTGAATATCTTTTTACATGTCCTTTAAACTCTTTGCGAGGTTTTGGAACATGTTTTTCAAATTCACTTTTAGGTATAACATATTGTGTACCTTTAAATAAATCTTTCCGTTTCTCTCTCTGTTGCATTGTGCCAAAATAACAATGCTTGCACTCTTTATTATTTTCTAAAATTTCACTAAATGTAAAAGAACCTTTTACTGTTCCACCACAATGTGAGCATATATATTTTTTAATACCAACTTCTTCGACTTCTACTTCTTCTATATTTGATTCTAATGGCATTTCTGCTCCTTTTTAATTATATGCTTTAACTCAGCATCCCCTAAAATATAATCTAAGCTAAAAAACTTTTAAGCTCCCGCGGTTCTGGTTCATTTAACTGATCAATTAAATCGATCGATCTTTGCAAATTATTACACATTACTCTATCATGTTGTAACTTAACAGTTGCTTCTAATCGATGCACTTTCTCAATCAATTCTTTATTTTTGGACTCACTTGTGTATAGTTCTTTTACTTTAGCTCCCCATCTGTTTTTATAATCTTCTTTTGATGTTAAAGCTTCACTATACTTATCAACAGCACCATCATACTTATCGACAGTCATATTATAAGTATCAACTAAATCTGAGTACTTCTTTTTTAAGTTCTCAAATTCTCCTAAAACCTTTATAGCACTATCTCTATCTAAAACAATAGTTTTTTCTCCAGTGTTTAAAAAATTCTTTAAAGCACTTATAAATTTATTGATCATTATTATTCTCCATTTTTTCCCAATGATTGTTATTGATATTTTTCACAAAAGAATAATCTATATGATCTTTTGTAAAGTTAATATATTCCAATATTTCTAATGCTGATTGCACTAATACTTCAGCTGTTGGTTTATTTATAGGTGAATCAACACCTTCCTGAACCATAACATACTTCTCAATATTAAAATCATAAATGATATTCAACATATCATTTATTCTCCAGCTAATAAATCTTTTAACATTAACTGCTCCAATCAACATTGTTATGTTAAAGTTTTCATTTTTTATTACCTGTACTTTTACTTCTTTTACTTCTTTTACTTCTTCTACTTCTTCTACATAACCTACCAGTTCTTCTAGTTCTTGAAGATTGTTGCACACATTAATCTTCAATAGACGTTCATGTTCATTTTCTAGAGCTATTTTAGCTTCGTTAAAATCCTTTTTAAAAGATTTTTCATTAGCTTGCGCTTCTTTGATACCTTCTAATTGCTCTTCTAATGAAATTAATTTTCTTTTAGATGCGTTACAAATTTTATTATCATTTAGACTTGATATTTTTTTTAATTTTTCTTTTGTGAAATTAATTTCGCTATGTAAATAATCCGAAAATTCAGGCGAAGTTTTAAATCGTCTATATGATTTCTGAGCTAACAATATATTGGATAATAATGTTTCTTTAATTTCAAATTTTTTTTTAATTTCTGAAAATTTTGATCCAGGAAATTTGATGCAATGTTTATATATTTCTAAAACATTTTTTGTTGGAACATATGTATCTTTTGGTTGATTTGTAATCTTTTGGTTGATTTTATTAAATTTATCATAAAATTCTTTCTCTTCTAAATATTTGAAATTAATTTCAGCAGATATTATTTTACAGATTGACGATTCTGAGATAACATATTGCTTTGCTATATCAACTATAGGTGTCTGATTTAATTTTTGCATTAATATGTTTAATATATCAAGCTTCGTTATTTTTGTACTCTTAATACAAAAATTGTCGAATTTTATCTTAAATATTCTATAAAACTCTTTGTCTTTTAAATACTCATATGTTTCTCTAGCAGATATTATTTTATCTACTGTAGAGAAACTAATATCTGCTAAATTTGATATCTCTGGAGATGTCAAACCCCTTAATTTTGCCTTTAAAACTTTTTTAATAACTTGTTCTGTTATTTTGCTATTTATCATAATTTACTCCTTAAAGCTTGCAGGCTTATGTTGCCTCGACATTTCTGTCAATTCTAGATCTTTCGATCAACTAAATTACCATAGAAATAACCTTCTTTATCCCTAGAGATTTTTAAGATTATTCGTATGGTAACTAATAATTAAAAACAATATTTCTATTGTTGTGTTATACCTCCTCTGGCGGGTATATTTCCTTTTCTTCTTTATCTATTATAGTTATTTCTATGGTAACTATTTGTATTTCCCAAAGAATTAATGTATAAATACATTAATAAATAGAGGAAATCTAACAATAAAAAACCACCAGTGGGCTCAGAATCGTAACTAGGAATAACCTAACTATGGTTACGACCATCCGCCTCTTGACTTTATATTTACTCTTTTTCATATAGCAACTAGTGCTGTAATCATTTTCTTCTTTATATAGTCTCAATATTAATATCATATAGATTATTCCATATTAATACTTGTGTATTGTTCTTTATTACTATATTAATTTCTATGGTAACTATTTGTATTTCCCAGAATAAATATAGATTTTTATTGATTTATATCGATTCTCTGAATCGAGCCACAAGAAAGGAACCCTTAGGTTCCTATAAAATATTCTCTAAATCATTTTTAAGATATAGTTTAAATAATACTTTTAATCCATCATTTCCTGATGATTGTATAATATCAATATAATAATCTAACAATTTACTCTTATTGTCCATTGACGCTTCAAGTAATGATAACATACCTTCAAATTTGTATTTTTTCTTCTCATTTGTGATGGTATCTTTAACTTCATTCATCATTGTATTAAAATTTGAATATTGTGAGTTCGCTGATATAATCTGCTTGATTATATTATCTTTAAGATCATCATTAAACATATCTAATGCATCATGGAGTCCATCTGCACCATTATTCTCTAAAAATTCTTTCATGTAAATATATGGTAACGTATTCATAAAGAATCTTACAATATTTTTAACAAAAGCGTGCTTAACTCTATATGGTTCATTTAATAATTCATCAATATTAATACTTAAATATTGATCAAGATGCTGGATTAAATCAATGATATATTTATTAAAGAATGTGTTAAATTCTGTTTTGTACATATTATCAATATCTTCTTCGAATACAATATAGTTAAATTCTCTAATGTTAACATTTTTAATTGAATCCATTACGTTTTTCATATAATATAATTCATCTGAATCCACAATCTGAGTCTCTCCCTCAATTGATAAATCTGATGCGTCTGTTGTATCTACTTTGTACATATATGCCCTTTTTAATTACTATTTCTATATTAACTTCAAAACGATCTTTAAAGATAGAAAATCTTAAAAAAATAAAATAGTTAACACGTAAATAAAATTACTTAAAAAATATTAAACGATCTTTTAAGATAGAAAAATAGTTACCATAGAAATGAATTGAATTGATTTCTATGGTAACAAAAACGATCTTTAAAGATAGAAAATTGGCAATATTTTTCTATCTTTATCGATAAAGATAGAAGTGAGTTAGTATAGAAATTATACTGTAATAAAGAACAAATTATCAATAACCAAAAAGGCAAAAGAATGAATAAAAAAATAACAGTCTTAGGACTGACAGACAGCAATGATGTCATTACACAAGAAACATTAACAATTGAAGAACATCAAGTACAAACTAAATATTTAATGTTGAGTATAAATAACTTTAATAGAACAGATACTGTTCTAGCACCAGGATATTTTAATAAAAAAACTAATTTTATTATTGGTGAAGATAGCAGTATTATAGGTATAGATAAACATATGAAACGAGTAGATGATTGTACCTCAAAAATGGTTGAGAATGATGCATTCATATTATATCCAATACCAGCTTTAAATTTAAAAACTAATGATGTAATGGAATATGTGCAAGATGGTGAAACACATGATATAAAATTAAATTATGATTTCGGATTACAAATTGGTAATGCATTAGCAGGCACTGATAATATTGTTGATTATTTATTAACTAAAGATATACCAGATATCGCTGCTAATGGTTTCTACCGGTTATTTATTAATACTAAAAACGGTATTTCATTGAATAAAAATATATTGATGAATTCAAATGCTGATTTCTGTTTAGGTATATTAAAAGGTTATTATTTAAAAAATAATGATAATGCATTTTTTATTAATACTAATGTTAACATTTACACATTTACTGTAATTTTAAATTATCTTGGAGCATCATACTCTATCAGAAATTCAAGAGATAATCGTAAAAAACTTTTTATTCAATTATCTAAAGTATTCAGCAAATATTTTCCATCAAAATTTATCAAAAAAGACGCATATCAGGTTGAAAATGATGAATTATATTTAGCAAAAGAATGTTATCATGATGAAAAAAATAGCTCAAGTAGCGCTCTATCAGCAATGATAAATTCTGGAAAAATTTTAGCAATACCGCTTTCATCTTTTTATTTAGAGCAGGTAACTAATAATAATAAGATGTACGATTTAACTTCTGAAAGAGTTGATGCTACGAATTATTCTTTACCTCTTACACCAATTATGAAGAACTCTGATGGGGACATTTTAGGAGCTTCAGGTATTTTTACTAAAGAAGGTATTGAAGATTCTAATCAATTTTCTCCAGAACATAAAGACTACTATCGAAATTTAAATGACGGTGAAATTAACCAATGGATTGCTGATGATGCAATCCTAGGATTATATAACGCTACATCTAATTTAAATTAACATATCAAAAATAAAATAAAATAAATATATCAAAAGGCACAAAATGCAAACAATAAACCAAACAACAAAAACAGCAGAACAGATTGTAAATGAATTTCAAAAGGCACCAGCAATAAATGGGTCAGTGAATTGGAAAAAAAGAATCAGAGTTAATGATATTAGAGATTATTGGGATACAGTAATTGGAGAAGATTTAGCAGAAGATGAAACGATTCGTATGACTTGTGTTGCACCATATGAAAAAAATGGTAATAAAATTGATAATCAAAGAACTATATATGATCAGATTAGAAATGTTGAAGAACTCATTCAAGTTATTGAAAAGACATATAATAGTGTAAAGAAAAATGAATGGAAAAATGACGTAGGATTTTCAATTTCATCAGCAATCTTTAAATATATTGAAAAAGATGAAAGAGGTGAACCAGTGGCGCCAGGTTCTCATTCTTTTCGCCGTGTAAATACTATGGTGATCGATTTAGATTCACATATAGATAAAGAGAAAAAAGGGAGATTTAATTTTAATTCATATGAAGAGACTTCTAGACATGTAGCAGCATCTCATGTGTTAAATAAAGTTAATGATGTTTTATATAATACTGGTTTAGATATTCAAGTACATACACAAAAAGCTTATGCAACTGGTGGTGGATTACAATTTGTATTAAAATTTAATAGAGCAGTTGAAAGAGTTGAAGCTGGTAAAGTATATGATTATATCAAATTTGCACTAATTAAAGCATCTGAAAAATTTGTAGTATATGGTTCAGACCATGCAGGTAATGTTAGTTCATGTTGGTTTGAATATGATAAATCTTCAGGTGATTTTACACACACCCAACGTTTAGCTGGTACTATCAATCCGAAACTAGAATATCAAAAAGCTTTTGCTGAAGAAATAAAAGAATTTTACAATGAAGATAAGTATGATGATGCAGTATTATCATTTCGTTCAACATTAATGGATAGCACATTAACTGATTCTAAAATAGATAGTCTTAAAAAAGCATTAATTGTTCAATCAATTACTTTTAAAAATAATTTTAAAATCACACAAGATGTTCCAAATATCAATATTGATAGAATATTATTAGATACTAGAGCAATTGCTCAAGCGAAGTCAGCAGTATCTGAAGGAAATAAACAACTTATTTCAAATGTTACTGATTCAAATATTTTAAAACAAATACCGGTTCAAGATCAAATATCATATATGGTTAAAGCAGCTGAATTGGAATTGTTACCAGATGCTAGTCGTAAATATAAAATGTATAAATGCCCATTTCATGAAGATGATAATGGATCATTTGCTATATATCAAAACGCTGAACCGGATGAAAATGGAAATTTTCCTTTAGGTGCAGTAGCGATTGTAAAAGATTTTCATGAAGATGGTAAAACATATAACTTAATCTCAATGTTAATTGATTTAGCGAAAGAAAAAGGTGAGGCAGCAGTTCATATCGAACGTGGTGGAGCATTAGTATCTCGCGAAGTTATATTAGCTGATCTTCAAGCAGAATTTCAAATTGAATTAAAAACAGCTGATCGTAAAACCATTCATAAAGAAGAGGTTGAAGGTGAAGTGATGGGAATCATTCATACTATTAATCAAGATGATTTTGTTTATTATCGTTTAGCTAATAAACAGCGAGCATGTATTATTAGATCATTTAAAGATGGTAAATCATCAGTCTTTGATGGTACTAGAATGTTATCTGATCATATATTAGCGAATCAGTTAGGTGTTCACGCAGCTGATATGGAATTACGCGCAGTATTTCACGAGAAATTTGTACAACACATTCTTATTGATGCTTTTGAAGAATTTCGTCCAGGGAAACCTTATACATATGAAATTGATTTTATTAAATATGTTAACTTATGGATTCCTGGTCAAGATTATCTTAAAATTCATGAACTTGCTGAATCAATTGAACAGATGGATTTAACATCAGCTCTCAAAATTATTGAAGAACGTTTACCAAATATCTGGTTCTATTTAAATCAAATTACACAAAAGGGTTCTATCGAATATTTCGTAAACTGGTTAATATGTGTGGGACAATTTAAAACAATGCCTGTGATTCCAGTAATCACTACTGTTCAAGGTACAGGTAAAGGTGTTTTTGTAACTCAACTTTTAGAGTACTATTTAAATCATAAATATGTTAACATTGTTAATTCTGAAAAAATAGCTAATAACTTTAATGCATTCATGGAATCTAGTTCTCTTATCGTTTTAGATGAGTCAGACTTTTCTAAGACACATGATGTTGATAATTTAAAAATGCTCTCTGGAAATCAATGGATTCAAATTGAAAAGAAAGGTGTTGATAGTGCTAAAGTAGAAAGACATTTCAATATGTTAATGCTTACAAATGGAGATACTCCATTATCACACCCTAGTAATGATCGCCGTATGACTTATTTTAGAGGTGATATATCATTAGCTGATTCAATTAAATATACAGAACATAAAAACATTAATGATCTTATATCCGCGATGCAGGATGAGCGTCAAGAGTTTTGGGCAATTTTATGTAAAACTGATTCTATTCTCGAATGGGAACAAATGAACTTAAAAGATAATCAATTCAATAAGCAGATCCTAATGATGCATCCTTTCGGGAAGTTAGTAATTAAAATCATTGAAGACGATTGGACAGATATTAGATTACAGATGAATGAAAACGCTGAAGATGCTATGGTAATACAGGCAAATTTAGAAATGGTAGATAATATTAAACATTCATTTGATACAACAGGTCAAATTGATTTAACATTGATTAATAAATATATTAAATCATTACCATTTAAATCATTTAAATCAGTTCTTCAATTTATTAAGACAAATGCTTTAGATTATAATGGTATAGAAATTTTAACTGATTCAGCATCTGTTAAAATTCGTATTGATAAAGAGAAGATTAAGAATCTTATTAAAATGTCTAATAATCTTGGAAATCTATTTCCAGAATATAATGATGAAAATATCGAGAATACTATTCATAATATATCAGCTGATGATAGAGAAGAAAAAGTTCAAATAATGACAAATAAGTTAAATGAAGTTGATATGGGGTTAACTCCACATACTGCTGATCCTCTAGGTATTCTTAAACCTCAAGCTCCAGGTACTGTTGTACAGTAGTATAACAAGGTCTGGAATTTTGAGTCCAGCAACAAATAAGAAATATAAAATAAAGGATTCCAGTTGTTAAAAGTTTTAAGTATTAATAAATTTATTAAATCAGAATCAGTATTAGAAGTTACAAACCGGAATTCTTTTAATAGAGACAATGTTCCTACTGATGATGGTTTATATTCTAACACTATCTTCGGAACATCTTCTGAAGAAATATCAAAAACATTTGGTTATATAAATTTAAAAACAAATGTTTTACATCCAGCAATTTTACAAGCGTTACAAAAAGTTTCACCACTTTTTAAAAGAATTGTATACTCAGATAAAAAAGTTAACTTAGTAAATGGTGAACTAATCGAATCAGATAATGGTAGTACAGGTATCGGATGGTTGTTTAATAATTGGAACAAAATAGATTTTGATAAATATAAAACTGAGAAAAATAAAGCAGTAATTGGACATTTCCAAAATACAAAAAGAGATGAATTATTTATCAGTAAATATTTAGTAGTTCCACCTAAGTTTCGCATGTTTACTCAGAATCATGGTATAACAATTGAAGATGAATTAACAATGTTATATAAGAATCTTTTAGGATTGACTACTATTGGTCAGCAAGAGAATGCATTAATGCAGGCAGTTTTAAAAACATCGAACAGAGAGCTTGAAATCCAAAAATCAGTTATCGAAATTTACGATTATTTTTTAAAGTTATTAGAAAAGAAAGAAGGTGCATTTAGAGCATCTCTTATATCTAAACGTATTGATAATAATGTACGATTAGTTGCAAATGCACGCCCAGATATACCATTCAATTGTGCTGGTCTACCGTGGCACGTGTTATTAAATGTTTTTGATGTTTTTGTTGTAGGATCGATTGGTAAATCAATTTTCTCAGAAGATTTTGCTAAACAGTTAAACGTTGAAGGATTATCACAATCAAAATTTGGAACACACTTTGATTACATTTATAGAAATGTTGACGCATATACTGATGCTAATCCAGGTAAACGTGAAATATGGGTAAAACTTTTAAAGGAAATGTTTGAGCATCATCCAAGCCTTAGAGTATTATTAAAGAGAGATCCGGCGTGGGATAAAAATTCATATCATGCTTTATCACCTGTTATAATACCAACAAATTCATATCATATTGTTGTTAATTCATTATTGTATAAACCTTTGGGTGGTGATTCATTTACAACATCTTTAACTTTAGATGTAAAAGATTCAATTGTATGTGAAGACAATATTGGTTCAATTAGAACAAAGACAATAGAATCATATTATTTAAGATCATTAGATAACATTTATAAATAAGGACCAAATCATGTCAGATTTAAAGGCAAAAATTTTTGTTGGAAAATCACAAAGATTATCATCAAAATTATCCGATGATCTAAAAAATCAAATAATTGAAGAGACATCTTTTTATCCATCAATCAATTTAAAAACTATTGATATAAAAGTTAGAGCATACATTATTAAAAATAATATAAAAGAAGATGATCTCAAATGCAAGCAACCTTTATGTGACAATTTTGTTAAATTTAATTCTCCGTCAAAAGGTTTTGGAACTTACTGTTCACCTAAATGTTCAAACACCTCAATTGAATTTATAAAGAGTCAAAAAGAAACAAATCTAAAAAAATATGGTCATGAATATAATTTTGCATCAGAAGACTCAATAAAAAAGAAAAAAGAAACAAATCTAAAAAAATATGGTCACACAAATATATTATGTTCTGATAAAGTTAAGCAGACAAATCTTGAAAAATTTGGTACAGAATATGCATCTCAATCGCATATGATAAAGGATAAAGTTAAGCAGACAAATCTTGAAAAATTTGGTACAGAATCGTTTCAACATAGTCATATAAAATCTTTTGATAATTGGTATAATGTTGATTTTATTAAATCTAATTTTTTAGATAGCAATAATCATATAATGGTACGTTCAATGATGGAATATTTTAATGTTTGTCAACCAGCGGTCCATAAAAAATTTAAAGAACTATCTATTGATTTTACTAAGCGGAAAGGCACTTCATTTGCAGAAACGGAAATACTCGCATTAATTCCAGATGCTATCCAAAGTGATAAAATATTTATTGGAAAAGAGTTGGATATATTATCGTATAAACATAAATTCGCAATTGAATATCATGGCCTTATGTTTCATAGCTATGGAATAAGCAAATATTCTATGTTTAATAGTCCAGTAGAAGACCGTAATAGACATGTTGTTAAATTGGACATGGTTGAACAAAAAGATTTTCAATTATATCAAATATTTGAAAATGAGTGGATATATAAAAGAAAAATATGGGAAAGTGTTATAAATTCTAAAATTGGGAACACTGTTAGAATTTTTGCAAGAAAGTGTGTTATAAAGGAAGTAAATGATTCAACAAACTTTGAATTGTTAAATCATTTACAAGGTCCAGGAAAATCATCAATACGGTTAGGTTTATATTATAATGATGAATTAGTTTCATTAATGACTTTTGGAAAATCACGTTATGATAAAAGGTATCAATATGAATTAATAAGATTCTGTTCAAAATTGAATACAACTGTTATTGGTGGTGCATCAAAATTATTAAAATATTTTGAAAGAAATTATGAGCCAGAAAGTATAATATCATACGCGAACAGACGATGGAGTAATGGTAATTTATATGAGGTTTTGGGATTTGAATACACACACACAACACCTCCAAATTATTTTTATTTTAAAGGTCTGAATCTCGAATCAAGAGTTAAATATCAGAAGCATAAATTAAAGAAATTGTTGAAACAATTTGATGATACTAAAACAGAAACATCAAATATGTTTCAAAATAATTTTAGAAAAATATTTGATGCCGGAAATAAAACATATATAAAAACATATATAAAGGAACTAACATGATTGGTGACAACTTAACATTTAATCAGGAGTTTGTATACCCTGAACATACTAAAAGACCTGAATGGGTAAATGTGCGATTGGATAAATTCTTTACAAGACTCAAACAAGACACTTCTAAAAATTTATCAGAATCTCTTCTAAGAGATTCTATTATAGATAACCTCGAAGATAATATTTTACATTCAAAAGTTAAAATTACTAAAACATTAACTAAAAAAACAATCTCGGAATTGATAAACAAAACGGATTCTGTAACTGATAATGGTATTGATTTTATGTGGTTTTATTATCTATTGATGCAAGCAGGTTTTACATTATCATCAGTTATTCCAAGTTCATTTCAACCTGAAGCGTTAACGCTTCCTAAGAAGTTTGTATCTGCAAAAAATGAAGCAGTTGATGTATATAAAAAATCTAAACAAACACCGGAAGATGCATTAAAACTACAAAAAGATATGACAAAGATTGCTAAAGAAGTACAATCATATTTTATTGAAAATAAAATTTATGTTGCTGATCTACTAGGTGATCAATCTGGAGCTAAAGGGGGCGTTGAACATATTCAATCCCTTCTTCTTGCTGTCGGATTATCTATTAATTCATTTGGTGAAATTAATGATGTTATTACTAATTCACACGTTGAGGGGATGACTCAGACAGAATTCTTTAATGGTAGTTCACAAGCAATTCAAGCATTATATGCTAAGAGTTCAGAAACTGCTAAGCCTGGTTATTTAGGTCGAAAATTATCAGCAATTGCTGAAAGAATAAAATTATCTAATTTAGAAGATTGTGGAACAAAGAAGTATCTTGAAATTAAAATTAGAGATAAAGATATGTTAAAATCATTTGAAGGTCGATATTATAGAACTAAAGTTGGAATAGAAATGCAACTCACAACTAAATCAGATGTTGTTGGTGAAACTGTTAAACTTAGATCTCCTTTATATTGTCATGCAAAAGATGGTATATGTCATCGATGCTATAATCCATTATTCATTTCAAAAATGAATTTACGAGCAGGTGATAATATTGGACTAATTGCTAGTACAGGATTAACCGGCTCACTTGTAAACCTTACGCTAAAGAAATCACATGTTGGTGTTGGACTAGATAAACAAGATGTTGATCTAAGGGATGAGATCGAAAATATGTTCTAAAACATATTTTCGGTAACAATAACAAATATTAAAATAAAACATAGGAATTATATTATGGCTAAAAGAAAAAAAGAAGAAACACCTGTTGAAGCTGTTGAAGAAGTAGTTGAGACACCTGTTGAAACTGTTGAAGAAGTAGTTGAGACACCTGTTGAAACTGTTGAAGAAGTAGTTGAGACACCTGTTGA